GAGATGACGTCGAGTCTCGTGGGCTCGGAGATGTGTATAAGAGACAGCATTATTTTTGTGCCTTATGTTTGTTTATTATGTCTATTGTTTTTGTGCCTTATATATTGTATTATAATCTCAACAGGAAAACAAAGAACGGAGGACAAACAAATGATCTATAGAATTAAAATTGAAGGAAAAGAGTACAACGACAATTACACATTTACACCAGACGAAGGGAACATTCTTGACGAGCTGGCGGCGATCATCGAAGAAATGAAAGCCGGAAGAATTGATAAAGTAGAAATTGAGAGGGAGGCGTAAACATGAGAACGTACGAACAGGATTTAAAAGAACTTAATATTTCAGCAGAAGAATTTAATAACATAATTTCGCACATTTACGATAAAACAGCCGATGAAATGGCGGTACTCGCTAAGGCGATTAAAAGTGGCGCTCGTGTTCTACCAGCTGCAAAAAGAGCATTTGAAAGAGTTCTTGCAATGCGATCTGAAGAACGCCGGGAAGCGTTCGAAATTTATTACAGCGATTTAAACACGATGTGTTTTAACTGTAAAAAGTGCGGTACGGATTGCAATGGTACAACTTGCAAGGTTTACACTGGTTGCGCAATGAAAAATTAAGTCGAAACGGCGGAAGCTGCCGCCGTCTGCAGGAACTGCCCTACCTGCACCGATGAGACAGGGCGCATGATGAAAGGATGGTTGATTTTATGAAGATGATGACACTTGAAGAAGCGAAAGAATACACACGCCAAAAACTGGCGCCATATTATGACCCTGAAAAAATAGAAAATATAGTTAATCAATATGTTTCCGTGGCGCGTCCGGGTGTTGTCTTAGTTAGAAATAAAAATGTAGGACTTATGGAACTGTATCTATAATTAGCCGCCGCAGAGAATGCACGCCGGAACCACTGCCGGCGGCGGTTCTACCCGTAAGGGAATATTATTTTTTTAGGAGGATTTATAAATGACTTATCCGAACGGAGCACAGACAGTTTTTCAAGTCACATGCATGGGAAGTGTTTATAGCGTTGAAGATGGATTTTTCAGAAATGACGGCAAAGGAACGGACTTTAAAACGTTCGACGATGCTTGGGAAGTTTTCAAAACGCTTCCAGAATGGGAGCAAAATGCTGCGGAAATAGAGGAATTTTAAGCCGGAATCATCCCGGCTTTTTCCAGTGTCCGGATATATTGCAACTTGACAAGATATACGCCCGGTCATATAATGCGCTTAAGTGAACACGTATAAGCCATTTTAAGGCTTGCGCAAGGCTATGCAGTGCTTTTATATATTTACAACGCGAAACGTCTGTAAATCGTTTTTACGACGTTGCAAGCCTGTAAACACTGTGTTCATCTTGCCGCGTTGGCATCCGGCAGCATGTCAGACAATGCCGGCCTGCTGATCACAGCGATGTGCACTATCCCGGCAGCCCGCCGGGGTGTGAAAATTCTGATTTCTGATCTCAAAATCGAGCCGTTTTCCAAGAAGAAAAAATTCAAAAGTTGAAAAATGAGATTCCAACTGCGAAAAGACATTATGCACAGTAAATTATTATGCGTCATTTCACAACTTGTGAAATTTGACTAATTCGCTCTCTTCTCTTTCTCTGGCTATCAGTCTGTTTCTGTTTTTTCTGTGATTTTGTTGTTCTTGTTCCCATTCGAAAATTCCTCATTCACTTTCTGGTTGCGTGATTTGTAATTTACAATCTTTACATCTGTGTTCAATTCATCCGGCATCTTCCCGACGATCAACACTGTATGCGGTTGCAGCCTGTCTGTCATTACTTTGAATCCCTCGCAAAACTCAATCCGAGCTGCCTTTGCCCGCACTCTTCCATTTGTGCATACAGCAATCACACCACCCTTACTGTACCCGGCAAAACAAAGATCATAATTGTCTTTGTCCGGGATGCCTACGGACGGTATAACACGGATCCCGTTCAGCAGCATATAATGTGCAAGCGCATGGTTCCGGTACACGTTATATAGATTCAAAGCAAACGGCATACCACAATCGCCTGTAGCAATACTAAAATCCGGCATACAGACCGAATGGAAACACTTCAAGTGTTCCATGTATTTATCCGGGTTATTCCACAGTCTTTGAAACTTTGAATCGTCAATATAAAAATTCACATTTAATTTTCTATGACCTTTTATCTTTTGTGAAAAGCTCTCTCCAAAATCTATGGAGTCCTCCGGCAAATAATCCAAGCTGCATGCCGGGACAATCGGGATCTGATATTTTTCATCAAGCTCCGCTCCATAGATCATATATTCTTTCATAACATCAAAAGATGTATGACATCCATTGTACAATACTATCACCCCAAAAACATTTTACTATTTTTCTTCTTGACAAACAACTTCTTTTGTGAAAAGCAAAGAACGTGCGGCGTAATCACTTCTGCTTAGTTCATTTATCAGCTTTTCCCTTGTCATTTCCGGGTTTGTTCTGTGAATATACCGCAGCAATTCATCTATTTTGTCCACTATGCTGCCCTCCAATCAATGTTTGACATCAGATCATCCAAAAGATAAATCAAATCAGTACCGTACAGGCTTATCCAGTCCGCGAGATACTCTTCCTGCTCAATCGGCATATGAATGTTATAGGAAAAACAAAAGCAATGGCAAAGCTCATGGGCTAGTATTTTGCGCAAATAACCATTTTTCGGTTTATCTGAAACATATATAGCCCTGTTGTTCCAATCTGTCACAGCAAGGCTGATAGAGCCATCAGATCGCATCAGCTTACTGCTTGCACCGCGGACAAATTTTATTTCCCATTCAATACCATTTATCACAAACATATTTACCTCCAAAAAAAGAAACCACCAGCCAAATATCAGCCAGTGATTTCTAAATTTAAAGTTATTCTTCTTGCTCTTCAACCAACAAATAATTAATGTACCTTGTTGCTGTTCCAGCAAGTTCTTTGCTGTAGTCTAGCAAGTCCATCTTGTACTCCGGTTTATGCCCATATGTGACTGTATAGAACTTTTCCACAAGTTCTAAGTTATGTAAGTCAGACAATTCCACAAGAATTTTGTGATATAAAAATTTTCTCGTCCATCCGAACCGGTCACAGATAATTTTGAGTTTCCAGTTATTTTTATTAAACCATTTACCACTTTCTATCTTTTTTACGATGCTCCAGTGTGCAAACGGGTCTTTCTCCGGAATTTCAGCCTGCGTATTTTTCAGAGCCTGTTCCATGTCGTGGAAGCGATTGATGTATTGAGCCGTGAAAGCCGTTCCCTTAACTCCGGTCAGCTTGTGGGCGATAAATTCACAGCCTTTCTTGGTAATGTCATAGCATGGGCGTTCTTTTCCTTGCTCGTCCTTATAGGTGCTTTCTCTGAAGAAATCAGCCACATCAATTTTGATTTTACCTGTAATATTGTTTTGTTCCATCTGTTTACAGTACCTTTTGATATCTCGTAACATGTTTGCGTGTGTCTTTTCGACCATTTCCGCAACTTCCATGCTGGTTAGAGTTTGCTCTAATTGTTTCATCTGAATATCGTTCATCAGCAAATCCCCCATTTCTGTTTAAATGAAAGTATCGTGTTCAAAATAAACTGCAAAAATTTTTCGTCCTGTATGCTCTGGATTTCTGTAATTAACTGCTCTTTCATCTCGCACCGCCTTTCTTGTCAGATGCAAGGTTACTTGTAAAAATCCACACACATCTTAAAAAGTGTTCGCTGAGTAAATTCAGATTTTTGGTAATTTCTTCAATATACAGTTCTCTCATAATAATCTACCTTTCTTTCAAAAAATACTTGATTTTCCGCAAGGAAATGATAGAATATATTTATCAGTCAGTCCTTGCGGATTGGTGTTTTAAGAGTAACTTCTACTTGTCTATGGTGTAAGTTACTCTTTTTCCTTGCCTAAAAGTAAATGAATACCTCTGCGAATTGCTTCTGCTCTTGTAATGTTATTTTCAATGCAATATTTATCTAACTCGCTTGTGGTTTTATCGTCAAGCCTAACTTTTACATCATTGCTTTTCGGATTATTTATTTTAGGTCTGCCTGTTCTTGGACTCATTTTTACCACCTCACTTATTGAGTTCCACAATCTCATTATATTTATTGGAACTCATAATGTCAATACCTTTTTAAAGATTTTTCCTGCCTTTCGTTTGCTGTTTGACAACCATTCCAAAAAGCGGTATAATCCATGTATCAACCGCTTTTGGTGGCTGTAAGTGTAAGAGTAACCGTTACTTGTCTAGGGCTTCGGTTGCTCTTATTTCGTTATAGACCTTATCAATCCCTTTCATTACTACATCATATTGTGTCATTCCGGTTTTTTCACAGCAATATAGAAGTTTTTCTCTATCTTCTTCTGTTGCTCTTACTTTTATAATGTTATTTTTGGGATTATCTGTCGGTCTGCCTGTTCTTGGTGACACTGTTTCATCTCCTTTCTTTTGGGTACACATAAATATTAATATATGAGTACACAAAAGTCAATACCTTTTTGAAAAATTCCCAAATCCACAAATCACTAGCTGATATTCAGTTGTCAATGTTCAAACAAACAGGGGCATTCCTGCCCCTGCCATTACATTTTGGAAACAAGCGTTGACAGCTTGCTTTTTGTCATTGTGCGCTCTTCCGGTGTCATGTCGGAGATAAGTTCCGCCATATCCTCCGAAAGCTCTTTCATATATTTTTCAAGGTCATGCATCTTTGCGTCCTTGTCCTCCGGCGTATTGCCCTTGTGAAGCTCTTTGCTTTCCATGTAGCTTCTACGGCTCATGCCGCTTTTGCCCTCTCTGCGATCACGCATTCCACCATCTTGTGTCATTTTAGGCTCGGTATAATACATTCTGCCGGAAGAAAGATCCATATCACGGTCGTGTTCCATTTCCCGGTACATTTCCGGTGTCATGTGCCAGTATGGAGGTTCTTCATATCCGCGGCGCGTACCTCTTCCTTTTGGCGCAAATCTGCCGTCTGCATACCGGTAACGGTCATAATACCGTCTTCCGTCTCCGTAACGCTCAAACATATCAAGAACCTGCTCTGGGTCTGATTCGTCCATTGATTTTGTAAGCGTCCGGTAATACATGGCTTCCGCAAGGTCTTTAAGCATGTCCGTGACTTTTCCCATCTCTTCTGTATCTACACATTCGATACCTTTTGCAAACTCACACTCTGCGCTTTCAGACAGTTTTTCGATCATTTTGTGCATTCTTTTAATATCCATAAAACCGCCCTCCTTACGCTTCCCGGACTGCAATTAAATTGCTGTTCTGAACTTCGATTGCCTGCGTAGACGTATTCTGTACCGCTACCGTAACACAACAACCGCGAGGAACGTCCACATATGCCTGCGCCGAAACGTTAAAGAAGTTTTCAACTGCCGCCGGTGTAACAATCATTCGAGTTGACTGCAACGGTTCTCCGTCAATTGCAATAGCCAGTGAAATAGCTTCAACTGTGCCACCGGTAGGAATTTGAATGTTCCCGGAATAAGATACCAAAAATCTTGCCCGGCACTGATTTGTAAGTCCTCTTAATTTAACAATGCCACTTCCCTGTCTATGAACAATGCATTTTGTTGCGCATACCGGAGTTTCTGTAAATGCTACATCTTCTCCCTGCGCGACAGTTTGAATTGCAATTCCTGTAAATTCTGCCATAATTATTTACCTCTCTTTCAAAAATAAGGGCAAACATTATAGTCTGCCCTTTGTGTTTATAAGCAATACTGCACAGCAGACATAATCGAGTTAAACTCAATTAAGATACTCAATTATTCAATTTTGTGTAGCAGCTACTTTTAGCAGCTACTTTTAGCAGCTACATCCTGTGTTGCATCCACAGCCATACGCATAAGCGTTAGGATTTGGAACAACATATGCCGGGATTGCAGCCGGATTTACAGCGTTGATGATCTGCTGTGTCTGCGCTGACATTGCGGTAGTGAGCAATGCAGACTGGCGATCCTGTGATGCGGCTCTTCTTAAGTCATTATTTTCTGCCTGTAAGGAAGAAATCTTTTCCTGACACAGGTAATCAAGGATTGCCCTTGTTCCTGCCTGCTGGCTGTCGATAATGTCTCTGGTGTTGCTGTTCATGGTGTTCTGTAATGCGCAAGTGTTCTGCGCCATATTGTAGTTCACACCCTGGATAGCTTCCCTGGTCTCGCAGCAGCAATTAGCCAACTGGGACTGTAAAGCATTCTGCGCCTGCATAAGTGTCACGTTTGTGGTATTAAATCCCTGCTGTGTCTGGTAGCCAAGGTTGCAGATTGCATTGTCTACACCATGGAAACCGTTCATAACGGCGGTATTCTGTGCGTAAAATCCATCACAGAGACCATTTGTGATACCATCTAACTTTCCGATGATAGCCTGCGTGTCAAAACCACGCTGAATTGCAGAGTCGGTGTATGCAGATGCTGTCGCTCCCATACCTCCGTTTCCTCCCCAGCCATTGCCGCCAAAGCCGCCCCAGCCAAAGATCATAGCGAAGATAATGATAGCCCACCAGCCATCGCCGCCCCACATACCATCATTGTTTCTTCCGTTTCCTGTCACTGCTGCAATATCAGCAAGACTAGGCATTGCATTTCCATTAAACATTTTGTTTACCTCCATCTGATCTATTTACAAATGGGATAACCGGTTATTTTGCGCGCACCCCAAAATGTACTAATGATTAAACATACTCATAACTTTCTGTTTTGCTTCATCTACCGTAATTCCTCTTTCTTTACAGAGATTCTCTGCCATTGTCTTAAGTCCACCTGTATCTCCGCTTTGATACATTTGCATGGCATTTTTTGCCATAGGATTGTTTTGAACCTGCGGAGAATTCATCATTTGATTTAACAATAATTGTGCCGGATTCATTCTGGATCACTCTCCTTTTTTACCTGTGAAGTTTTTCTTTGACTGCTTGGAATTTTATCTAATCGGTTTTCTATCTGTTCAATCTTCCCAAAAAGTTCATCAAACTTCTGCATAAATGCACCTGTGCACTCGTCTGATAGGTCAAATTTCAATTTTTCAGTATCATGCGATAAATTGCTAACAGTATCATGCGAAACTGGCTTAAAAACGATTGTGCGAATTGTTCCATCTGCGTTCCAACTTTTAGCGTATATTTCTGTCATATCCTGTTTTGGGAAAAATGCAACGCTGCCATCCATTGGCACATCATTGGCAGTGATGTTTTCTACCGCCGGAACTACTTTTCCATTTATGCCAAAAGTTTGAACCGGGATCTGCTGCTGAATTTGCTGCGGTGCCTGCATATAATTTTGTGTATTATCAATGCGTGGCTGATTCATATACGGATTGTATGCGTACTGCTGCCCGTATTGCTGCATCTGCTGATTATAAATCGGATTCTGGTATGCTCCGCTCATATTCATCCTGTTTGACCTCCTCTAAAACATCTTCTATTGCGTGTATGATAGACGACTGCGTTGACAAGTCCAAGGACTGTAACTCTTTTCTGGCAAAAATTTTTTCAAGAACTTCATCTGAAAACACCACCATCCCTCCCTTTGATTATATTTTTGCATAAAAAAAGGCGGCAAAACCGTCACGATTCCGACAGTTTGCCGTCAAAAAATACAAAAAAAAAGAACGCATTAAGCGTCCATACATCCGTTCGTGTTACCTTTAGTGTTACCTTTGATTTTGACCTTTAGAAAAGACACCATTCAAAAACTCCTTTCTTTCAGTAAAATCAAGGCTTCACAAGGTTTTCTTAAATAAAAATAAAGTAGCGGAAGGGAGATTCGAACTCGGTATCAATTCTCTCAAACCCGCATAAATACTGAATTTCTTTATCTCCAAAGGTGTTACCTCGTGTTACCTTTTACATTGATAATGCTTTTGCAATATATTCCTGCATTTCACTCTCTGTCTTGTTATTAAAATAGTAATGATCGAGAGTTGTTCTGATATCTGTATGCCCCATTTGTGTTTTTATTACCGATTCTGGAACATTTCCATCTATCAACTTTGTTGCATATGTCTTTCTTGCCTTGTGAATTGAACGTTCACCAATTCCTATTCTATCACATATCACATATAGCCGCCTTGTAAATGCCTGACCTTTTATTCGTTTACCGTTTTTCATAAAAATATATTGCCCAAATGGATTGAGCATTTTTATTTTTCTCATAAGTTCTTTGGTATCTGCGGTAATTATAACATCTCTAAACCCGGCATCACTTTTAGGAAAATTTTGAACATCAAATACATATTTGCCATTATCATCTCTATATCTTATTTCTGTCTTTGATATATGTATCTTATTTTCTCCGACATCAGACCATGAGAGGGTAGATATTTCCCCAACTCTCAATCCTGTTTTAAATGCCAAAATAATGCCAAGTTCTATCAATGTAGGCTCATCTTCCATTACAAATCGTTCAATTAAAAGTTCCTCATCCTTAGAAAATACCAATTCGCAGTCTGACTTATGGTTCTTTTTAAATGACTTTTCCGAAATTTCCAAATCACCCATAAAACTGGTTATGCTCAGGCTGGTATAATGTTTTTTCTTTGCATATTTGAAAATTCCGTTAATCAATATCCGCATATCAGAATAAGCTTTTTGCGTAAGTTCCAGTTTTGAAATAGCTGTTTTTATGAATGATTCCAATATTTCTTCATCAATGTACCGGATTTTTCTATTTGCAATCGGCAAATACTTATTTTCAAAAAATCTTTTAAAATTTGTCTCGTACTTGTCCTTTGTCTGTCTTGTTATTTCACCATATTCAAGTTTTTCAGAAATCCAATTAGAATATACCTGAATAACTGTAGGTTCATCCTCCTTAGCTTTATAGAACTTTACTATTTCATCTTCAATTGCTTTTTCAGATGTTCTCTTTACAAGTCTCTTTCCTCTCTTATTATCTTCATCTGGCAAATATGTGTAAAACTTTCCATCTTTTCCTTGCCAAATGCTGTAAGTGTGTTTTTCAATAAATTTTTTCCTTTCGTTCATTTCAATTTTTTTCTGAATGGTGTCTATGTTGATAATACCATTTTCGATGGCAATATTCAACAACTCACTATTTGAAAGATTTCCCGTTTAACTCACCTTCTAACTTTTTTACTTTCTGTTTAATATCAAAAATTCTTCTTTCCACTGTTCTTGTTGATACGCATAGTCTCATGGCTATTTCTTTTGAAATAAGTCCACGGGCAAGAAGATAAAATATTTCTTCTTCCTGCTCCGTGAAATTGGCGTTTTCAATAATTGTTTCAAGCTCTGGCTTAGTCAGTTTTGAAAACTTCATAAGCCACTATCCTCCAATATTTTATTCTTCTCCCTGCCAGATCTTCGGTGTACCATCAGCATTTAGCATAACGGTAAGACCGCCGCCCGTGCTTATTGTGATATATAAATACATCACTCCTGTGTCACTATCTGCATAAATAAGATATTCTTGTCCACTTCCCACCAGTACCATTGTGTTTTCCTGTCCCGCACTGACATTTGCTGTATAACTGCATCCGGCAATCAGAAGTGTTGCTGTTATGATGGCTGTTATAAGTTTCTTTCGCACTGCATTAGTCCTCCGTATTTTCCTCATATTCCTCTTTGCTGATGGTCCTGATGCATTCCTCACTCACGCCTAAACTTTTCGCCATGTTTGCAATGGCTCTTTTCACATAGTCGTATGCACTTTCTTCAAAAATCCTTGGCTTTTCTTCTGTGACTGTAAAACCTATATTCTGCTCTGTATATCCAACGGAACCCTCTCCGCCAAACATTTCTGAATCCTTAATTTCAAAGTATAATGATATTCTGATTTTCATTTCATTCATTGTTTTTCCTCTCTTTCTCAAAGTTCATCGATCATCTTTGAGTACTCGTTATACTGTTCTTCCGTCACATCTGCGACATTGTTCAGGAAAAAATATAAATATCCTTTTGAGTACTCGGCTGACCATAGTTTTAATTTGATTTTCTTTTTGGCAATTTCATAATAGAGACCGAAATCCATTATTATATTTTTCATGAGATGACCATTCCTCTCTTCTTGGTTTTGTTATCTGGTTCTAAAATAAACTCATCTGGTTCTCGTCGTACTGGTAAATGCGTCCAGTCATGATCCTCCCTAACTGACGCAATCTCTCCACCCGTGGTTTCTGCTTAAGATTCGCCATATAATTATTATCCACTTCCGGCGGTATGGAAAAATAACATTCCTCCGGTAATGGCAACTGATTTTCTGTGCAGATCTCGTGGATCTTTGACTGATAATAAATGATATGATTCCGTGTCAGATTCATGTTGCATCCATCGGACCAGAACGGATCATTACACCCGTTCTGATTGATAACTTTCCAGTGTTCTATTTCTCTGCGGATGCACTGGCAGTACTCTTTCACTTTATCTTCTGCTGTCTGTATCATGGCAACACCTCCGAAAAATTTAAGGTTTACGCAAACCGGAGCTGTCCGGTCTGCTCTGCTTCTATCTGCATATTTGGCATCCGCTTTGCAACACACAATTCTGGCAAATTTGCTCTGACCAGTGCTGCCGGTATCGGTGGACACACAGCATTGCCGCAGCGGCGCACCTGTTCGCTCCGTGGGTAGATCTTTCCGGTGTAATCATGGTCGATTATGTAATCATCAGGGAATCCTTGACATCCATATAACTCCCTTGGCTCCAGCATCCGCAGTCCGATATCCACGATCTGATAATCGACACCCTCTATCGTAACCAATCCGAATCTATCCCTGGCTGTCACAGTATCAAGCGGCTGTTCTATATCCTGCCCTGTTCCCTGTCCATAGTATTTAATCAGAAACGCTCTGACCTCTCCAAAGTGTCCGTCACCAGCCGTGATCGTTGGTAATGGCTGTCTGATATCTTTTCCGTCACAATGATTGTTCATCTGAATCAGATTTGCAGTAACAACGCTGTTATGATCCCATGCGGTCACTGTCGGAAGCGGATTTTCTACTGTTTCCCCAGCACCCTTATATCCTCCGTCATAGTACTTATGCAGGAATGATGTGACCAGTCCATATCTATTTGAGCTGTCAACTGTCATGATCGGATCTTCTATAGTCTGTCCTCTTACTCCATCTTTTGAAGTTTCAGAATGGTACTGAATCAATGTAGGACTGATAAGGCAATGCTCGTTTTTGCTCACAATCGTTGTAAGCGGCTCTCTAACATCCTTGCTTCGGTCTTTTGTAAATCCAGTCTGCCCGATCTGCACCATATATGGCTCTACAATCCCATATCCGTGCTTTCCGGTGATAGTCGGCATCGGCTCTCGGATGTCGTTCGGTCTACGCTCACCGCCATGATTACACTGAATGATAAAAGGCTTTGGATTATTCAAAACGAATTTTATAAATCCTCTGGCTATCCTGTCCATCGTCTTTTGTGCCAGTGGTCTTACTGCCCGGATGCCGTATTTCTCCTTGATTTCTTCCGAAGTATCAAAGATGCTCGGACACGGTCGGCTGAAATCAATCTGTGTATATGCTCCAACATAAGGTTTTTTCAATCCTGCCTTTACCTCTTCACTGTCTGCCGGTGCGTGTGTCGGCTCTGGCCAGACGATCGGCTTGCCGTCACACCGGGCGATCATGAAAAATCTCTTTCGCATGGTAGGTGCTCCGTAGTCAGCGGCAATCAGCTCCCGGAATTGCACTTCGTATCCTAAATCCGTGAGCTGCTGAACGAATTTCTGAAATGTTTCGCCCTGCTTTGCCTTAATCGGATGGTGTCGCCGTCCAAGTGGTCCCCATGTTTTGAACTCTTCCACATTTTCAAGCATGATGACTCTCGGTCGGACAAGTCCCGCCCATCGGCAGGCTACCCACGCAAGACCACGGATATTCTTATCTTTTGGCTTGCCACCCTTTGCTTTGCTAAAATGTTTGCAGTCCGGAGAGAACCAGGCAAGTGCTACTGGATGTCCTTTACAGGCTTTTACAGGATCAACCGCCCACACGTTTTCACAGTAATGCTTCGTATTCGGATGGTTCGCCTTGTGCATCTTGATAGCTTCTGGATCATGGTTGATGGCTATATCAACACTGTATCCGGTTGCCATTTCTATACCAGTGGAAGCGCCGCCCCCACCGGCAAAATTGTCAACTATCAATTCTCCATGTATCATTTTCTTCAAAAGGAACCCGATATATCGTTACCCAGGCCTGAGGTTCGGCTCCTTTCTAAATGTCTCTTGTAATTTTCAAATAATTATGCTAATATATAATCCTAAAATATTTAGCAATATAGCTCAGTGGATAGAGCGCGCCTCCTATAAAGGCATGGTCGTGGGTTCGAATCCCACTATTGAACATAGCGCACCTAAGCAATTAGGTGCTTTTTATATATTTACACCATCCGATCTAATGGAAGCGAAATCTGCCCCTTACAATTACCACCGATTGTAGACGGATCCCATCCAACTCCAATGTAGTCTAAAACTTTCGCCCATCCATAATCTTTCCCGTCTTTATCCCTGCACATGTGGAACATCAGATAATCCCACTCTTTCGGGTTGCTCTCATGCAATAGATCAAACCGATGCGGCCGTTTCTCCATGTGGATTCCGAAACCGCACATACTGCATCCGGTACGCTGTGCTTTTGTTGTATACAATGTACCGTCTGACTTTTTCTCGATCGTTCCGTAAATCTCTGGTATCAAAGATTCCGGCATCTGGAAATCTTCTGTTATTATCCCATCCTTGATTCCAGCATCACGATACTTCTCTTTTAATCCGTTCTTCCAGAGATCATCCATCTCCAAGGCAAGTGTAAGAATGTCCTGCCGGTGGAAGATTGCAAACGGTGCTGATCTGATTGTGGATGCCCCAAAGTAATTGCATCCATTCATTCGCAGGCTCCTGGCACGTCTGCCGCCCTCGGATGCCATCAATCCCAAATACGGGACACTGTTATGTTCCTTGCCCCAGTCTTCACAATTCTTTTCTTTGAGGTAATAGCAGCATTTCGCAGATACCAGAAAATCCGGCTTTTGAAAGTCGCATCCTTCGGTTTCATTTTCATACCCACCGAACAGCTTTAACCATCTCTGTTTTAGCTGCATTTTAGAGTTTTTCTGCCATCCGCCATATTCTCCAGTCTCCCCAGTAATAATCGCATGGCGGACAGTTTTATTTTTCTCTGACGGATTTTGTAACAATTCTATCTTGGCAGCCACTTCCTTTGAAATGACCGGAAATCCAAATTCCTGTATAACTCTTGCTTTTGTCCAATAAGTACCATCATCTCTTTTCAGTGGTGGCACATTGATGATTCCAAGTGCTTTATGCACTCTCTGAATACTCTTGTCTTCCAGTGTAGATGCACTGACTCCTGGTGCGTCAATTCCGCATACCTCATGCAAAAAGAGGTACAAGACTATACTGTCAAGACCACCGACTGAAACATGATAACTTAATCCTCGACCATCACATTCGGTTGCAAACTCTTCTGCTCGTATTTGAGCATATTTTCTTTTAAATTCATATGGTTGCTTCTCTTTCTGCATAAAAGATGATATCTTTTCGTATGCTCCGATTCGCTCCATACGTTCTTTTACTGATTCCATTTTCTCTCGGAGTAAAGAGCTCTTTCACGCTGGCCAGCAAACCTCTTACTCCTTTCAATTTATTCTTCCAGTTTCTCGCACCGCTCAAATTCGATAACCCACACCCACGGTGATGCATCCCAACCGTAGCGGTCAATGTCGGATTTCTTGACGGTGGAGTTCCACAAGTCTTCAAATTGTCCTCTTGCGGTACACGCCCCGGTAAGCAATCCGCTATTGCATCCTTCAGCTTGTGCTTGCACTTCCGTGATCTCTTGCAACCGCTCCACCCTCACATTCGTAACCTTAAGCCAGATACGTGCGGCTTCTTTCGGCATGTGGATGGATGGTTTCCACTTTGTAACATCGGCAATATCATCTTTCTGCCAATCTTCGTAGTAATAGTATCCTTTCGGTGCCTCTTTCCATGTTTCACGAACATACAGGATATCGCCCGTACAGATAGGACAGGTTCTCTCCGCCGTACTTAACTGTTCCATCTGCTCCTTATCAGCAAAGTTATGTACTGCATAAGTTCTCTTGTCGGCATTGTAAAATTCCATATCCGGTACGGTATACTCATTTGCATCTTTGCATATCCGCCTTGTACAACTCTTTCTTCCGGCCAGAATTGCCCGAACCATCTCGGTATTGAATAAAATCGGTTTAATTGCCATCTACTCCACCGCCTTCCACAATCTCGATTGCGTGCTCATAACTTCTTGCTTTCTCTTTTCCCAAATTCCTGTTGTATGCATTCTCCCAAAACTTTCTCTCATTTTCCAACTGCTCCACAACCTTGTCTACATCATAAGCCGTCGGATATTCTTCTAGTAAATACAATACTGCATTTGTATTTACTAAAGTTCCATTGCTTAAAGTAACCGATTTTAAATCTTTCTTCAGCGCATCCGCATCAATCAGTCTCATCGTTCGCCCTCCTGTTCCAATCTGTAGTTGCTTTCGTTCGCTCGTCTTTCCCTGTTCTGATGCCTCCGTCCTGATCCATGTACATCTCACATTCATAGCTTTTTGGAAATTCTATTCTGCATTTCATACATTTGATTTTGAACATTACCCCAACAGATGATTGTGATGACTTATTTGTAATGGTTAAGAACATTGCGTTTCCACCGCAGAACGGACATGGCTTCAATTTTTCGTTCATTCTTCATCCCCCCAATCTAATTTCTGACCACAGCCACTGCAATATAACCCAACATTATACTTGTTTCTTAAATCTCCCTTCTCGTAACAAACAGGACAATAATAGTGATGCATTCCTCTATTGTATCCTTTCTTTATCTTTTCTCTTATTCCTTTCCTTGCTGTCTGCTTCTCCACCGCCACCCGACATTCTTCCGGTGTGCCGATTGCGCGGTACTGTTGAATCTCTTTCAGTGCGTTTATTGCCATTGCATAAGCATTTTCAAAAGATTCCCCCCATGATGTATCACATGGAATTGCTTTTCCAATTTCGTTACAATCATATTTTAATTCTTCAATCGCTTCATTCTCTGTCATTCCTACACCTCCAACAGTTCCGGATTATCAATCATGTTTCCGATCACTTCAAAATTCTCTGAATCAAAATCATCCAGTGCCTCGTAGTCATCACAGCCCGGCTCATTCGCACACCATCCGTTTTCATGCCACACGACACGCTTTCTCGTCTCATCTTCTGGAAACCCAACGTCGATATGCCCTGAAAGAATATCATTCTCAAAAATCAGCTTACCGTTCTTATCAGGTATTGCGGTGCACTGGCAGATGGTAGATGCATCTACAACACAACGACAGAAGAAATCCAAACTATCCTTTGCGTAGAAATAATAACTTTCGTTGCCCTTTTCCGTGCAAAATGGGTATGACAGATATCCTTCCACCCACTCTCCATTATCAATCCGCTTTCCACGGCATAAATATCTATTCTCCATCACGTTCCACCTTTTTTCCTTTGCAAAATCCTCTATGTTCATGCACGGAGAAAGAAATACTTCCGGTCTGCTTCATGTAAGTCAATTTTTCTCCGGTCAGCTCACATTTGTGTTTACATTCGTTCAAATACTGGCATCTTCCATCACAATACATCGCTTTCCCCCTCCATTTCTTTCAACTTGGCTTCGGCTTCATCTCTGGTAAAGAAAATTACTTCTCCAAAACGATGTGCAAATGTAAAGTCATAGTTTTCAAACCATATTTGCGTAGTAAAATCCGTTCCTTCCATTTTTTCAATCTCGATTTTCAACACCCTATGTTTTGAAATTTTTTTACTTGCCTTATTAACTTTATAAACAATATCTCCCACCTTACACGGCAACCGCAGAAGTAATCCCTGCTCCTCGGCATCCTCATAGTCTTTGAGTTTCCGATATACGGCATCTATTTCCTCGCAATCCGGTTCACATGCCCTTTCCCACAGTTCATCATCAATCCACAATGGATTTCTCTCTGTTAATCTCTCCATGCTATCCCTCACTTTCTGCAAATTTTGCATATTTCCAATCACACACATATGCCTGATCTCCAGCACTCCATGATGTAGTGCCCTGTTTCCATGCATACACTAATCCGTTTTTGTATTTTGCAAAGTATCTCCGATCCCATACACAGGATTCGCTATGTCTCACAAGAATCGGTGTATCAACTGGAACTCTGCTCCAATCAACCTGTGGTTCGACATATTCACTGTTCGCCCATTCGTTAACATTTTTTCTGCAATTAATATTACTGTTGAAATCACACTTGCTACATGATGCACCACTGCACTGTCTCGGCTTTCCATCGATTATAGCAATGCTATGTCCCTCACATGCAATATTTAAAATCTCTTCCGCGTATTTTTCTCTATTCAGCATCTTTCTTCTCCTTCCCGTACCGCAACTGATACGGTACTTCCTTAAAATCTCTCAATGCATCCGGGTTTGGATGCTTTGGTATTCTCGTCTGACGGTTTTCCATCTCTGCTATGATTCTGCGTCTCTCTTTGCTTTCTCCGTGCAATTTATACCTCCGTCATTTCCCAAGACTGTTTACAAGCTGTTCTGACCTCGTATAGGCCTTATCCAACAGTTCTAAATATTCGCCAAGGGAAATCTGTGCCTTTTCAGATAACTCCCTCGATAACGCTCTAACAAAGCCTTGACGCACTGTTTCATGTTTCCAAAATATCCGATTGTTCGAACACTCTCTTTTTCGTTGCCGTCCTTATCCTGTCCGGCGTATCTCTACCTCAGGGTGTAATTCAGAGAATCAATCTCCACAAAATATCCATCCTGCAGTTCCACAGCTAACTTGTCCATCAACCATTCCTCCTATATTTCATACGTCTTTCCGATAAACCGCTTATCAATGTACTTACATTCCCATTCCAGTACACTTGCGATCCCCGTCATGGTTTCATATCCGGTAGCAAGGCAGTTAATCAAATATCTGATTCTCTCATAAACCTGTCTGATCTGATTTCCCGAAAATTTAAACTGTGTTTTAAGGCAGACACCCAACATAGCAAAATAATTAAATACCTGTGCCAGCAAAAACTTATTTGCCTGTATCATGCAGTTCGGTGCAATCTTTCTCTCTACCAGATAAAAACTCTCACGATACGGAATCTTATTTGTTTCCTTTCGCACGTCAATCTTGCATTTATCTTTCAGATAAAAACCAAGTTCCTCGCCTGTCGTTCCATCCTTTGCATTCTCCACATATGCATCAATGGTCTGCTCAACCTTTATGATTCTTTTGTGTCCGAATCCGAACTTATCATGCAGTGCATGATATGCCATCATACGGACGTTATAATAGGATTCCTCTATTAGATAATCCGCATTGCTTTGTGCCTTGGCGTGTCTCTGTATTCCGATCAGTTCACTCTTGGAATATCCAAGTGGCTGCATCCGCTTTTTCTTTCTTGCCAGTGCATTACTCATTTGCTCTTCCATCTCCTCTCTACATCCTCAAAATGGCTAAATACAAGACTTTGAACATATTTTGATATATTTGTCCGTGCATATTTTTTAATTAGCATTTCCCCTGCTTCCATCATTCCTTGAAACCACTCATCTTCGTTATCAGCTTCATAAAACTGCTGCCGGAATTTATAATAGTCATTAAAAAACTGCCACTCTTCGGAACCTTTTTCAAATTTCTTACTTGCCATAATCATTCACCTTTTAATCAAATGGTGTGCTGCCACATACTTCTCGGAAACCGTCTTTCTGTCGCATCCGTGCTTGAATCTGTTCAATGGTTTCGGTTCGCTCGATGAATTCCATACGATCACCTTCAAACTGAACAACTTCTCTAAACGGTGTACCCTGTCGATTCTTTTCAACTTTCAAGCCTTTAAATTTTCTGTCTTCATCCAAATTCCACATAAGAATAATATTGGAAGCATCCTGCTCAATATCTCCGGATTCTCTTAATTCGGACATTGTAGGCTCTTTCGTTACATTCATTTCCGATACTCGGTTAAGCTGTGACAATAGGATGATCGGAACGTGAAGCTCTCTCGCAAGTGCTTTGAATTGCTTCGAAACTTCCCCGACTTCGGATGCACGATTATTGAACTTCCGGTTACACCGTACCAATTGCAGATAGTCAACTACGATCACGTCATATCTTTGATGCCTGCATTGCGTTCTTATTTCCTCAATAACATTTGTCTGATCGTCAATTGTGATCGGATATTTTTCAAGCTCATCATTTGCCTTGTCAAAGGCTTCTTTCTCTCCACCAAGAAAAGCCTTTGCCCTGCGAACTCTTGTCAGACCAATCTTTGACATTCTTGAAACAAACCTTTCATAAATCTGACTGTTGTTCATCTCCATGTTGTAGTAACAAGTGTTATAGCCTTTTCTTGCCATATTCTCGATTATTTGTGCCACAATAGCAGACTTACCAACTCCCGGTCTCGCAGCAACAACTGTAATGTCTCCGCCTTCAAGACCGCCAAGGCAATCGTCAAGATGGTAAAATCCTGTCTTTACCCTGTCCTCTCCAACATCATCATTGAAGTATTTATCTTTGTTCTCTGATACGATTTGCTTCATCAACTTAGATTTCTTCAACTGATTAACTTGGATTTCTTCAAGCCTTGTAAGAACTTCTGCGATCGAATTATCAATATCACATGGTCTAAGGCTCACTCTCTGGAAAAGGCTTTTTGTTTCCCTTACCCGCCAATCCTTAATGACTGCATCCGCATAACTTTTTATTGCCGTTGAGACTGGGGTAACAGATATGCATTCTTTCAATTCGCTTGCAATTATTTCCGGCTCCCATTTGTGGTTTTCAAGTGACTGAGACAGTGAAACGACATTAATGTTTTCTCCACGATCATACATGGCAAGCATTTCAGCAAAAGCATCTTGGCAAAATTCAGAGCTGAACATTTCCGGCTTCAATTTGTTATAAACCTTGTACATGGAATCATTGTCAATCAATACACATCCGATCACTCCAATTTCTGCTTCCGTCAACTGCTCTCACCTCGCTTTCGTTTCTCAACTTGACGAATCCAGTAATCGCAATCCTCTTTCAGCCAGTCTCCGTATTTTGGTATGTAGCGATAATTCGTATCATCCGGATTCTTCTCTATATAGTCAGTAACATATGCCACTGTAGCCTCATATATCAGCTTTGCAACGGCTTTCCTGTTCGGCTCGATAACTTCTAAAAGCTTGTCCATCCATGCTACCTTGGCAGACGTTAACGACGTTTTCTTTGGATATGCATTGATCGTGTATTCCCATCCCCATTCCGCGTCAAAGTCCAAATCAGATGCAGGCACGCTTTCTTTTGTATTTTCTTTCTCTTTCTCTATATCTGTATCTATATCTTTCTCTATATCTATCTCTACATTGCAATTTTGTTGCAAAATGTTGCACTCCGTTGCTCCACTGTTGCATTGCAACGCTTTTTGTGCATTTTCCCTAGATTTACGACTTCTTCTTGTACTTGCAGTCTCACTTCCTAGGTTATCTTGCACAAATGGCAACTTGTACTCAATGGAATCTGATGTTTCAAGCAATCCGCAGGAAAGAAGATACTGAATCGTTACTTGAACATTGATTTCGTCCTCGTCAATATCAAGGGCGATCTCTTTGTAAAATTCATCTTCCAAGCCGGAATACTCTAAGTAGCCGCCCTTTTTCAACGACAACAACTGCATCTTAAGGTATATGATCGTGTATGTATCGCCGCCTGCCATCCTTCGGAGTTTCTTGATTCGTTTACTGTCAAAGAAATCATCCATCAGTTTAAGCCAGTAATACCGCTTATTCTCCGCCATTTTCACTACCTCCAAGCAATTCAATAACCTTTGCCCCAGCATCTTCCGGGCGACAAAATACGAACTCAACGCCATACTTAAGTTGCATTGTCAACATAGCTTTTGCCAATACCTTGCCAGATGTCGGCTTTGTTTTCGGTAGCGGTACATTCAGCAATTTTCCAAGTGTGTGCATATATGCAATATTGTTATACCGGTCTACTCGAGGATTATGCCATGTAAATACATCATTGACGGAATACACCTTGTCTGTATTTTCAATAAGCACATATAGCTTAATTCCGTTGTTCTGCGCCAAAATACACTCGTCACGGAATCTCGGATGTGCTTTTCCACAGATATTCCCTACAATTTCCTGCATGTCCTTTTTCGTGTCAACGGAAACATCATATGTGCCAAGAAAATCCATCTTTTTAAGTTCCATTTTTCTAGCTGATTTTCTATGGATAACATCCGCTACCTTGTCTGTGGCAATTATGTAATCTCCAACCGGCAATGGTGCACGCAAGACTTCCATATCGTGGCTTTTGAAATATCTATTCTTAAGGATATGCAAGCCCTCTTTCTGTCCTTTATCCTCAATTATTAACACGTATTCTCCTTTCTGGCGGTCACTTTCAGCAACCGCCAAAGGTATCTCATGGCTTTCAATTTAGTTTTTTGTGATATATTAAAATTCCTTGCAAAAACATCAGATACCGCATAAATTGGTTTCTTTTAGGTAAATACCAAGGTGTTGCAACCTATTTTAATATTCAAGATTGAATGTAATTCTTGGGTTATATACGCTACCCTCGCTATCGTCGATTTCATAAAAATCGACATCTTCATCGAACTCTGCAGTTACGGTTGCTTCCTGCGTGTCGTTCTCATTGTTCCTGTCAAATTCCGCTTCAACATCGGTATCGAATTTCGCTTTTACATGGAACTCCACTTCTGTATCTGGCTTAAACTGCACCAGATCTTAAATCAACTCATATACTTTCATGCCGTCTCCTTTCAGAACGGACAAAGGTTCATATCAACCTCTAATCCTTTTTCTGCAATATAAACATTTGCTCCATATTTAACTGTTTCTTCTGTCTTTTGTTTGAATAATGCCGAATCTGCTGATTTATCTGATAAGTGAATTAGAACGACATTTCGCAATGCCGGATTATCGTTAGTAGAAATAAAGTCAAGTGCCGTTGGTAAGCTCATATGACCTCTTAATCTGTGTTCGTAATTTGGCTCTTCTCGGTTCACAAACTGCATATCATAGTTGGCTTCCACCATGATGTGATTAACACCATTAAATCTCCATCTGACGTATTCCGTGTCTGTTGCATACACCAAGCTGCCAATATCCGGGTGTGTGATGTAAAATCCGTAGCAGGGGCACTCTGAACCGTCTCCGTTGTTGTGTAGCCATCTGCCGGACTTATCCCGGTTTTCAAATGCTCGTATGCTAAAGCTTTCTTTCCCAAACTGTAGGATATTTCCATCTATCAATTTGAACGGCTCCCACACTGGAATACCGGCTCTAACATACTGAAAGAAGTACTGATGATGGTCTGAATGTATGTGGGTTGTGATTACTGCTTTAATCTTTCGCACATTGAAATCCAGTGCTTTCTTAACTTCCATAAACGGCAACCCTGCTTCAATAATTAACGCTTCGCTTTCATTTTCCAGTATGTAGCAATTACCGGATGAACCAGAGCCTAAGGCTTTAAGTTTCATACCTCTTTCACCTCAATTTTCAAATATGTGTTTATTATCGATTATCCAAGGATGTTTCGTGTAGTCTATATGGCTTGCCGCATTTGCAACTGTTTTCCGTAGCATCTTTAAATGTTCCTCACAATGCTTTCTTCCAGATACCGCCGGTCTACCACAGATTATGCACAATCCTTTATCCTCCCGGTACTCCCTTTGGCTTGTGGACTTCTCGCACGAACGCCTCTTTGCCAAACACCTGTTGCATAAAACAGTTCCGCATACTGCATTACGTTTTCCACACTTCACGCATATTCCACTGGACTTATTCATGTAATATCTGGTACGGACTCTTTCTTTCCGTGCTTCTGCCTGTTCCGGTGTTTCCCTTGCAAGTCTCTTAGCCTCTACCTTCGCTTTCTTCTCCCGGCACTCAGCGCACATTTTGTACTGCGTTCCCAATATGCCTTTGTGACATCTGGAGCATATACCAAGAGATACATAAGGGTCTTCCGCTTTTTCTCTCATTCGGCATCCTCCAAAAACCATATTCCTTCCGGTTTTAAAAAGTTGCCCTGAACAATGTTCTTTCTGAATATACTTTCTGCTGTCGGTGCAAGATCCGTAAGTCTCTGTATGCTCTCTTCTATGTTGTCTGCCAGAATATCAATGCCGAATAATGTCTCTGCAGCTTCCGTTTCAGTCATTCCTATTGACAGTTTCCGTTTCAAGATTTCCACAAGGAAATTTCCAGTACCACACGCAGGCTCCAACACTGTTCCTCTCCAACACTCTGCACCACCATTTTCATCTTCCAACATATTGCACATCTTTTGTACCATCCAGCCCGGCGTATAAACTTCTCCAAACTTTTTGATGCGTTCTCGGCTTTTTGTAATTTTTTCTTTCTGCCTATTTTCCATTTCTGTGATAAAACTCACTCCTCACATCAATAATCTGTCTTGTCTGTCCCAACAATGCCCGATTATGCTTTGCCCTCTGCTCATTGTCACAGATAAATTGCTTGCAAATTTCTGGTCGAACCGGATAGATTCTGCATTTCTCGCAACTCTTGTCCGTATCAAGAAAAGGACATGTCATATCATATGGTCGATTCACAGTAGGAAGCAGGTGCCTACACTCTTTGATATGGTTCTTACGGATATATCTGTGAATTGCATCTACTTCCTTTCTGCTCATTGGCAAAAGGTTGGAACAGCAGTTACCGCATTGGCTACATTTTCCATCTTTGCAGAAATTGTAAATGTTATCTTTCATGCCTTTCTGCACGGATTCTAAGACTGATATAACTTCCATAGGCTACTCCAATTCTTCCTCTGCCGGGAACTGAAATACTTTCATGTAATTCTGGCTTGCATATTTTTGATATTCTTCTCTAAGCATTTCCATGGCTTTCTTTGCCTTTTCTTTCGTGGAATATTTAGCTGTTATTGAAGTCTCATTGTCTCCGATTGCCTGCATCCGGACAAATGTTGCTTCTTTCGCCCTTGTATCAATAAAAACAATGCTATTTTCGTACGGAAAATCCAATGTGCCGTCCTGTGATATAACTCTCATGGCAACCTCCTAATCTTTCATAAAGTCCGGTACGTTCTCGTCATTCTCAACGACTTCTCCGGCTACTTTCTCCGGCTCTGGTTCAACTACTTCGCTCCCGGTCTCAATAGCTTCGGATTCAGCTACAACAAATGGCTCTGAATTGGCATTTTCGGAAATATCACGCTTGACCTGTTCCTGCAAATCTTCCATCGGATATTCCTTGAAATCGTTGTCCTGCATTTCCTCTTTCGTATATAATCCCATTGTCAGCTCCGGGCAATTCAGACTGGAGAAGAAAGATGCGGCTCTGTAACGAAGCATTAACTGTGGCATGGTTTTCCACTTACTACCGTTCTTACTAAGCCATCCCTCGGCTTTAGCCATTTCCATGTCCACGGTCATTCCCTCAACTCTACGACCATTTTTCGTAGTCCAAGCAAGGCACGAATAAGGCTTGCCATCTTTATCTCTAGTTTCCTCAAACTGTAATTCCATATCGAATTTGCCGGAATTATTGATTGCCGCAATCAGAAACTTTGAACTCCAAGACGGTCTACCCTGAATCACATACAGATTCTGCATAACCATCAGTGGGCTTACTCGCAGTCTCTGCGCCTGCTCAATAGCAATCAGACAGTTTGCATCGTTCTTCTGGAATGTTGCCGGAACGATAGTTGAACTCGCCAACGCCTTTGCCATCTGCATAGCCATAATGAAATTATCTGATGTTCCAAAAATTCCAAGGCTATAGTCTGTAACCTTGTTGTTGCTGTGTGCAACCTCTGTCTTTTCCTCTTTCTTTTCCTCTGCCTTTGCTACTGCTGTGTTCTCTGCCATAATTATTTTTCCTCGCTTTCTTTCCTTATTGCTTTTTTAAATGCTCCATTTTTAAGAAATTTCAAAACAAGATTGAGTTGCATATTCTTGAAAACCTCTATGTGCTTTGTACTGTGATACCACATTACCCATTCCTGTTTCAAAAGTTCCTCAATGCTTGTAATCTGCTCACCCTCTGCGAATTTTCGCTGACTTAAAAGGTATTCCCTGTGTTTTTGAATGTTCTCGCATTTTGCGCACTCTTCGGAAGAATACCTTGAACAATGCTTTCCATTAAGGTTTACAGACAATGCACAATATCTACATGGATTAACTCTCATCGTCACCACCGCTTTCCGGTTCTTCACACTTCTTCACAACTGCCACCTTATCAGCACCGTAGGTTTCTACCCACTTCATATCCACGGTTTCATCCGTAACTGTCAGCTTCGCACATTTGGCATTTACAACCGTGTCACCGGCTTTTACATCGTCTGATGTAGCAAATATATATGACCGGATCTGGTTTGGATATTTTGCTTTTATGTAATTCATTCTGATACCTCCTCAATCTCTCCATTTTCAATCGTATACCAAGTATCCGGCTTGATATTTTCCCCATCAACCTGCACCATCTTTGCGCCGTTAAGAACCCATGCACTCTGGTTATTTCTGTCATATTCCGTATTATCTTCTGAACCAGTGTATTCCCAGTCTGCAAAAACAAGAAACGAGCCAATAACACCCTTTGCTTTTGATTTGTAACCCCAAGCAACAGCGACCGCATCTTTGTCTTCTGCCGAGGATGCTCCCTTGTATCCGGTTGCCGAGGATGCTCCGCAGTTTCCGGTTGCCGAGGATGCTCCGTAGTCTCCGGTTGCCGAGGATGCTCCCTTGTATCCGGTTGCCGAGGATGCTCCGCAGTTTCCGGTTGCCGAGGATGCTCCCTTGTTTCCGGTTGCCGAGGATGCTCCGTAGTCTCCGGTTGCCGAGGATGCTCCGCAGTTTCCGGTTGCCGAGGATGCTCCCTTGTATCCGGTTGCCGAGGATGCTCCCTTGTTTCCGGTTGCCGAGGATGCTCCGCAGTCTCCGGTTGCCGAGGATGCTCCGTGATTTTCATCACTTTCAGCTTCCTTATTCACTCTTTTTACCGTATATTCGATTGCAGCTTTAACCAGTCCAGCAATGCTGATTTCTGCTCCGATCTTAATTTTTGTAGATGCTACCTTAGTATCATCATTATGTTTCTGGATTTCTCCGCTCTGCTCTACCTCGTGGTATACGCTTTCATTTGGAGAATAATAATTCAAGCAATCCAGCGGATACTCGCAAGCGTGAAATCCATGATCGCAAACTTCTACGCTTTCTTCCTCGTATTCCTTTCCCTCTTCGTACTGAAAGCCACGGCAAGTCATATCTTTATTAAATCCTTTGTAGGATTTCACAGCATTTCCCATCTATATTACCTCTCCTCCTGCCAACTTCTTTTCCTTTTCAAATTCTTCTTTGCTGCAAATCAATAAGCCGCCAATATAACCATCTGGGTTTGTAAGCAATCCTGTAACAATTTCATTTGGGATAGCGATTGTCACACTCCCCCATCCATCCCTGCCGCTATGAGCAGATTTAATATTCGACAATGGAGAAACCTTTAAGTCTTTGTTATTTTTCTGCGACATCCGTTCCATTATTCCTAATGTTCCAATATTCATCCTACACACCATCCACTTTCAACTGCTTGTCCGCTGATACGCTCAAAAGAATTAACTGTGCATCCATATCCGGCACATTGAACTCATTCAGCGATTCCGCGTTATCAACGAAAATCGGTACGCTTACACCGTATAACTCGCTAAGAGAACGGATAATATCAAGTCCGGCTACGATTCTATGACCACTGTTTAAAGCCGAATACGGAACGCCATTCACAGTACACTCACAACAATCTTTCATACCGCCATTTAACTGCATTTCAAAGAGTTTGAAATTTACGGTCTTGAAATGGCTGTTAATAGATTCTGAAACCTTATCCAGCTTGAAACGAATGAACTCTTCCAAGAGATAAAGCATCTGTTCCTGATCGGCAACTTTCTGCCCGATTTCTTTCTGCTCGTCACGAAGCGTTTCGATACGATCATCAATCGCCACATTGTTAGCCGCCTGCGCAATAACCTTGTTCACCTCTTCAAGCTGACTCTGCAGATCGGCTTTCTCGGCTTTTAAATCAGTAACAACCTTGTCTGCGCCCTCGGATTCAACCTTTGCAATATCAGCAAGAATCTTGTCATGCTCTGTTTTCAGCTTCACATACTCTTCATTCTGCGAATAATCAGCTTCTGCCGGGATCTCGGATAACTGCTTTGCATAATCATTCTGCTTTGCAAGTGCCTTGGATTCCTGCTCTTTGAGTGCCACAATGTCTTCCTGCAACTTGGCGTTTTCCTTTGTCAATCGCTCAATATCAGCCTTGCAAGCGTTGCCCTTGTCAATCAGACCTTTAAGTTTTGCGCCCTTTGCATCATCAAATGCTTTGCGTGCATCCTCTAACTGCTTGGTGGCACGTGCCTTGGCATCTGCCTTTTTCTGCTCAAAATCAGCCTTAAGAGACTCAATCTTATCCTGCGGCAACTTCTGACCACATAAGGAACAAACCGTTGTAGATTCATCAAATTTCCACTTGGATTCGTCAAAGAGATATGGCATTTCATCAAATGCCTTGGAAAATTCTGCATTGTATTCAACACCAAGATTTTTCCGCTCTGCATCTGTATCGGAAATTGTCTTCTCATTTGCCTTGATCTGATTTTCCGCAGACTGAATCTGATTATGTAAGTCATTGAACTCTCGTGTTGCATCATCCTTGGCACTGTCAAGACCTCTACGTTTTGCGGAAAGTTCGTCATTCATGACCTGCATAATGCCGGACATATCAAATTGCAACTGCATTTCCTTGCTTCTCAAATCGCCTAACGTGCTACCGGCATTCTCCATTTTCTTGTCACATTCAGCGATTCTTCTTACCAGATCTACCTTTGCAAGTTCCTGCTCTGCCACGTCAACATCAACCTTGGATTTCTCGGCTTCATCAATACGTACCGGAATCTCTGACTGTTTCTTTTTCCACTCTGTAAGAGCTTTCTGAAATTTTGCACGAATATCATCCGTGGACGGTGCTTTCTCCAACTCGCCGAGTAATTGGGCATACTTAGCATCTGTCTGCGCCAGTTCAACATCCGATACATCCGTTACAAGGCGCATCAGAATATCCCGCTGCTCTTTCCATTTCATGGAAGAGAAATACTGCGGATTGGCCAGCATCTTGAACATATCCTCGCTCTGTGCCAGACTGGAAATATATTCTTTGAAATCAGCTTCACTTTTTGGATAACCGTCAATCTCAAATGAATTGACATTTCCCTGCAATGCAACAGTATCAGTACCACGTTTCTTAACCCAATTCTGCTTCTGAACCTTTGAAAGTTCCACTTCTTTCCCATCAACGTCAATAACTCCCACAACCTTAATTTCTACATTATCAATGCGGTTTCCGTCCTTATCTAATGGTCGAACATTAAACTTTTCCTCTCCGGCACTGTTTTTATTGAAAAGCAGCCATGTAAACGCATCGAAGATTGTTGTCTTTCCTGCGGCGTTCTGTCCTTTAATACTTGTCTTATTAGAGAAATTCACATCAAGGCTCTTAATTCCCTTGAAATTCTCCATATGTAATGATCTAATTTTCAGTTTCATTTTCCTTCTCCTTCCACTCTTTATATTTTTTAAGTGCCTCTTCAAAGCATGCTTCATCGTCAATATATCCAAGAGCTGACTCTATAATTTTTGAATTAATAGTTGTTCCCTTTTTCCCCATCAGCTCAATGTCTCTTTGGTGCTCATTTGCAATAATGGCACATGCTGTATGAACTTTCGTCCTGCATGCAACCAGATCTGCATATTCTTCAACGGAAATTGTAACGGTATTTTCTGCCATCTTAATTTTCCTCCTCTAATACATTGATTTTGCTTACAGACACCTCGTATGCTGTTCTCTGTTCTTCTGTTCCATCTTCATATTTCTTAATATATCCGCGGCTCTGAATGCGTCCATTGATCTCAATATGAGTTCCTACTTCCAACTGACCAACAAATCTTGCATTTCTACCCCAAACAACACATGGGATATAATCTGATTTTCCGTAGGAACGATTGACTGCGATTAATAAATCTGCAATTTCTCTTCCAAGCGGAGTTTTCCTGTAAATCGGTTCTTTGCATACATATCCGTCAAGCTGGATTTTGTTCAAATCTGTATGCTCTCCCGTATTCGCTTTTTCAATTTCACAGACGAATACATATAATAACAGACGATTTCTCTTTTCCTCATGTTTGTTATAAGAACTATACACACCGGAAACATTAACGGCAGTGCCCGTGTATTTATCATTCAGATTGATTAATCTCTCTGAAATAATTAATGGGATAATATCAGCCGTCCCACTTAATCTATCCACTTTGAGGTGCATATTATAAAATCCCTCTCCAAACACCTCATGGTTAAATTCCGGCTCTGTGATAATCGTTCCTGTAAGTTCCACTTTATTGTTTTCTGCTCTCATATTTGAATTTCTCCTTTTCTTGTGCTAAAATAGGCGCAAATAGCTTATGCTATTGCTTGAACTGGAATCATTCAGCTTTGGTCGGTTCGGATGATTCCTTTTCTTTGCTGTAATCAGTGTCAAATGTGATATAGGTAATACCGTCATCGTCATCAGACTCACTTCTGTAATCGTAATCTACAATCTCTTCTGTATACTCCTGCCACTCCCCATCTATTTTTGTTCCTATATAAATAAGAAGTAATCCAATCAATACAGGTATAGCAGTGACCGGATACTCCGTTGCATCAATGCAGATGCAAAACAGAAAAACAACGGTGCCGATCATTTCAATTACCTTTGCTAACTTCTTCATAGGCACCTCACTCCTGCCACTTATAGGAACCGTTGACAATCTCCTCACCATACAAGGAAACAAAATCTGTTATTAATGCGATAAACTCTGAATTTGTCGGCTTTCCTTTTTCCACTGAAACCGTGTGACCAAAAATTTTGTTGATTGCATTTGTATTGCCATTTGTCCAAGTAACTTCAATTGCGTGCCGGATTGATCTTTCTACTCTCCAGACTGTATCGCTGTTTTCTTCTGCAATTTCAGTGTAAAGTCCTTTAATAATGTGGATAAGTTTGCTTCTATTTTCAAGACATTTCTCAACCGCACTGATTATGTAACCGTAACCCTTAAGGCTATGTTTTACGCCGATCTGATCTAATGTCTTTCTTAAAGCAATGTTCATTTGTCTATCCATGAATACCTCCTGTTAATCCTTTCCAACTCCGTATCTGATTGCCATTTCCTTCACAATAGCTGTATATCCCTCGATCAACTTCTTATCCTCTGCAATAATATCCACATAGGATAATTTGTCCCTGGTTGATTTACAGATACCCTCGTCAGCCATTCTCCTGCGCTTGTTAGTCAGCCGCTGCTTCAGATTTACACCCATTCGCTTTGACAACAGTTCGTAGCTTTCGGCTCTTACTTGGCTGTATGCCTGCCCGCCACCAAGTTCCATGCTGATCTTTCTTAAAATATTTCCAGTATCATCACGCCATGATGTTGTATCAAGTGCAACCACTTCTCGGATGCTCTCAACTCTCCGTTCCACATGGTTCAGTTGTTCCGCCTGCCGTTTCTGTTCCAGTTCCATTTTTGCCTGTCCATCAGCAATGGCATAAAACATTTGCATTTGTGGCGAAAGCTGTGAACGGTTGATTGCCATTTCTTTTGCCTTATCCTCAAGCGTTGCAAAATAATCTCTTGCAAGTTCACCTTTATGGTTTTTCTGGGTCATGGATAGCTTTCTAGCAAACTTGGAAGTCAATTTAAAATCTTCTCTCTTTTTAGTTCCAACTCCCGACTCGTACTCAAGTACGAACCGAGTAAAATCAATGTTTTCTTCTGCGAACTCGTTTTCAGTAATGTTTGTCTTGCACCACTTTGAATAATTGCTTGGGTTCAGCTCCAAGAAAGAATATAGCTTGCTTGCTGTAGTCATTCCGTTTTCATCGACACCAAGTGCAATTTCGATTGGTGTCTGCATTTTGGTTGTTTCTAAATTGTTCATTCATTCTTCTCCTTTCCGGATTTTTGCAATAAAAAATCCAACTACCGCTTGATAGTTGGAAAATACTGGTTGTCTCTATTTTGCTTTGTTGATACAATTAATGTACGGCGGCGGCCATCATGAAAGGAACTGTTATCATGAAAATCGTTAGTATACTTATCTCATTATTGGTATGGCGTGTTACCGGTTACGACTTCTTCATAATTCTAACCGTAACATCCATGACAATCGACCTATACAAAGGATTTAAAAAAGTACAAAAGAGATTAAATAAAATACTAAAGATGATGCGGAAAATAAAGCAATAATGTAACTCATTTCCTGCCGCCGTCGCATATTAATTGTATCAACTGATTTCCTGTGTTACAAACACATTTAATCTGCAAATTCCGACAAATTTCTCAACTATCAATATCTTGTTTTCTATTCTTCTGTTTTTGAGTTCCCAGTCTCTTCTACTGGCTGATTTTTTGAAACGCTTGCTGAACCCTCAACCATGCCAAGAACGTAGCCTTTCTGAAAGTCGTTCATTTTTGGAATGGCTTCTTTGAGTTTTTCAACAACTTTCTTTTCCTGTTCGCTCATTTATTTCACTTCCTTTCTGTGATATACTTTCCTTATTTAATAGGAAAGGTGGTGTAAATATGGATAGTGGTTATTCTGAAACATTCGCTACATATGAAACTGTTGATAAAGGTATATATGTATGTATGCAATGTGGCGGTAAAAATAAAAAGGGAATCGTCACTGTAAAGCAAGGCGAAATGCTGCCAGAATGCAAAGAATGTGGATATACTACATGGATTAAAGTAATGTAGGATTTTTAAACACTCTTTTTTCTTCTTCGAGCGTTTGGTTTGTAACCGCCAAGTTATTATCAACCAAATGCTCAATGAGGAAAGTTCTTTTTACCACTCTCGGTCCGCCTCCACATACTTGTGAAACATGCAAATACATTTTCCCATCTTTAATAAATGGAATAATAAGTATGCTCTGCAAAAACTTCCACTTCACAAAATGCTTATTAAAAAATGCAACGGCACAATCCTTGATTTTTTTCATCATCTCTTCTCCTTTCTGGTAACTTTTTAAGTTACTTTCTTTGCAAAAAAAATATCCATTGGATTTTGGATGTGAAGGTTATCAATCATAACCTGAATTTCGTCACTTCCGAAAACGCCCTTACTCATTCTCATATAAAATGTTTTTGGCGTAACTCCAATCATTTCCGCAACATCAGCCTGTGTTTTGCCATTTTCAGCAATAACGCCGCGAAGTTTGTTTGTATCAACCATCTTACTACTCCTTTCTAACTTCGTAACTTTTGAAGTTACTTTCATTATATTCCATTTTGGTAACTTGTCAAGTTATTTTTTTCTTGACGAGTAACTTTTTTGTGTTATAATAAAGTTACCAATAGGAAAGGAGGGAAACTCAAATGACAATCGGAGATAGGATAAAAAAGCAGAGAGAGCTTTTAGGTATTTCACAAGTAGAGCTTGCAGAGAAAATGAAAGTTTCAAAGCAAACACTATATAAATATGAAAACAACATTATTACTAATATTCCAAGTGATAAAATAGAAATTATTGGGAAAGTTCTTGAAGTTTCTCCATCTTATTTAATGGGTTGGGAAGATAATTTAGAAAATGCACCAGATATTCTTCCAGACCTTATGTCGGATAATGAATTGCTAGATAATTTGAAAATGCTAATGGAACTTAGCAAAGAACATCGACAGACTATATTTGACAATATAACCTATTGGCATGAAAAAGAGGGGCACTAAATGCCCCACTTTTTTTTGAATGAAAGTATTGTGTTATATAAAAATTTCAAAAATCGCTCGTTGTCGCACTTAACGACCATTTCAGTTATTTTTTCCTTGTAAAACGCTTTGGCTTCATTACAATCATTTTCCCCCATATTGATTTCCTCCAATCATTCCGCACTTCCGATAGCGATACATAAATTATAGAACTTATGTTCGATATCGTCAACCCCATTTGACAAATTGCTACAAATTACAAACTCGTTTGTAGTTGAGGGACAAGAAAACGCCTTATCCCGCCCCTCAGCCAGAACTTGAAGTGCCCTTATCGGACAATTTTATTTTACAAATTTTCCCGCAAACATTCAATTTCTTTCGGTCGCAAGTTTCGACAGGTAAATTTCTTATTGTCGCAGAATGTCGATTGATTAGTTTAAATTTTGTTAAAAAAATTAATTACTGGTTGAAAATTATGCATCTGCCAGTTATCTGTGATGAATTTTAAGTGCATAATTTTCCTTTCTGCCCGTAGGCTTGTTATTTAAAAGAGCCGGCTACACAACACATGGTCATGTAATCGGCTCTTAGGCTCTTGATTTTATTATATTTAATTTTTAATGCAGTTTTTTTACAGCTTAGGTGCGATCTTTACCATATTTAACCATTCCTGCACATTAAGATTTGAACCTGAGTTCTGATAAGTACTGAGTGTACCAGTCTGTCCCGGTCCGAAAGTGCCACCACTCGTTACCTGTAAAGTTGATGCACCGCCGGATACCGCAGGAACTCTGACTCGTCCCATGACATAGTTAGATGTTGTATTTGTTATAAAAACTTCACGAAACCCATTTGCGTTTGAACTGAAAGTGACAAGACCTGTAATAAGATAATACCCATCATCCGGGACAGTGAAATACTGCACGACAGGAGTTTGGTCATTATAATTTGTTGCAGTATTGGATAAGGCAGATACATTATTTTTGGCATCTGACTTTTTTAAATATGTGTCTGGAATGTTATTACCATCATAATCTGCACTAGCACGGGCAACTCGTACGCCAGGATAAGTATCATTCTGCTCGTTGTGTGCAATGAGATCTATCATATTATCATTATTAATATTAAACATTGGCATAAGCGAACCCATAATTCCAGACCAGTCGCTTTTCATTATTTTAATAAAATACTTATTTGCTAAACCGCTGTTTAACGATGATATCGCCCCGGTACAAGTACCATTCCCAATCTTAGAAATGTCTGTCGTTCCAAGCATTTTATAGAGATACCGCACATTCTTGAACATCTGTGACACCTTTGCAAAAATTGAAGAGTGTTTTTCGCCGCTTGATAATTTTGATACAGTCGTCCACGCTGACGCTGATCCGTCTGCCACATCACTACTCGTAAAAGTTGCTGTATTATCTGCTGTATCTCCACCGGTTGCCACTGCACCGACGTTTTCTGCTGTGAGTTCTACATTGCCCCTACGGAAAGAATCTTCATTTACACCTTTGATTCCGGTAACTGGAGTTCCGGCCAGCACGTCCCACTTTTCATCTGATGTTTTATAAATATTGGCACCTGCCGGAATTACATTCCCGGCTCCCTCTTTAAAATCATCCGTGGTTGTAAATTCGTCTGAAATATTGAACATCCACCCTGTGCTAACATCCGCAAGTGCCGGAAGATCTGCAAATGCAACTGTTCCTCTCGGCTGCAATCCGCCCTTAATAGCTTCAGACACATCTTTTACCTGTTCAAAATAATACTTCGCATTGTCAGAATCCTCGCCCTCTCTGCTCCCGGTACCACCAACGGCATAACTCTGTGCTTTAGTTGCACTATCTGCTGCAGATTCGGCTTTACCGATGATCTCTGTTGCTTTCTGCGTTGCAATATTGGCTTTATCTGTGGCGGTACTGGCTGACTGACTGGCAGATGCCGCTTCACTTGTGGCTGTGGCTGCATACTGACTGGCGGATGTCTCACTGACTTTTGCGTTGCTTTCGGATGCCTCTGCCGCCGTAGCTGACTTCGCTGCCGCTGTCTCTGACGCTTTGGCATTGGTTTCGGATGTTTTTGCCGCTGTTTCACTGGCTTTTGCAGCATTCTCACTTGCTTTGGCGTTGGCTTCGGACTTTGCCGCTGCCTGCTGGCTTGACTCTGCCTTTGCCACTTCCACTTTGATTTTCGCAAGATAGTTTGGCTCCAAGTGTTTTTCCTCGATGCTACCCTCTTTGACGATGGCAGACACTTTTCCATCCTTATCAATATAAAAAGCTACCGTATCAGAATCAAGGAACTCATACTGTGTAATCAGTGCCGACAGGTCTATGTACTGTTTCGTGCCATCAATCAGAGTCAGGATAATCTGCTGTGTGGTCGGGTTATAAACGAAGTTGATTGCGATTTTCTCCATCTGTGTATCAATCGTAATCTTAGAACCGTTCTTTTTTGTGATCGTAATGATTCCGGTCGATTCCTCAAAGGTCACGTCTGCAACAAGGGTAGCCACTTCTGTTTTCGTGGCTTTTGTGGTATCAAGAGTGATTACACGATCATCAATAACGCCAATAGCTGCGTCCATTTTGTTAAGATTGCTTTCATTAAGCGGTGTTTCATCACTCGGGTAATTCTCCCAATTAATAGCACTATGCGCTTTGTTCATGGTCCTCACTCTCCCTTTCCTTTGCAAGCTTCATCTGCTCCCGTTCGGCTATAACATGTCTGTTTGCTTCTTCCTTAATCTGCTGCAGAATATCCTTAAACACTAGGTACTTAGCTTCGATTGGGACATCCTCACACAAATTTGCATAATTTATAATGTCGTTTTCAAATTCCCGAATTTTTGCATTTATCATAGATTTTCCACCTTTTCCTTTAACTGTTCTATCTCGTCATGCTGCAACTGCACTGTGGCAACCAGATCAGCAATCAGTTCCGTATATTTCAGTCCGTAATACTTTTTCCCATTGCTGTCTGAAAACGTTTTTGGACAAATATTCCACCCTTTTTCCGCTTTTTTCAAAACATCCTGTGCAATAAATCCATGATGGAACCCATCTTTTTCGAAATTATAACGATACGATTTTGCTCTTAAAGAATAAATAAACTCAGATGATTGCTTTTTGCTTAAATCTAAAATTGTGTTTTTTATTCTTTTGTCAGATCCATTAATTACTCCACCTCTGAATCCACCTACTCCGGTATCTCCGTCTAAATGGATCATCATGTGGTCATTATCGTTTGCGCCTTTATGCAATGAAACCTGATTATATTGAACCGTACATTTATGAACAGGACTTTCAAGCGTCCCTTCCACTGTTCGAAATCCATCCGTTCCCATCTGTACAAGTGTTCCACTGCGTTTAAATTCAATAAGGTTTTCTACAGACTCTTCCGCTTGAATATGCATATATCCCCCGGTCATTTCCATAGAACCTTTTAATTCAAGCAGTTTTGCTTTAATTTTGATACCCTCGGCTGACTGGTTGATTTCTGAAATGACGCTGTCTTTTGATACTTTCAAGCTGATCTGCTTTGATGACTGCGTAATCGTACTGGACGCACTCGATGAAAGCTGCTTAAATTTCTTTATCAGAGTCCATTTGTATTTTCCACTGCTTATTCCACCATCTGGTTCGCAACCATAAAACTTTCCAGTATTCTGATCCAAAAAACTGTGTCCAGAATAATACGAAGATGCAGGGTATGTATCTTGTGGATTCCCGAAACCACAATGTGTAACGTCATAATCTTCGGTATCCCATACTGTTAAAGAAGCACTGACTTCTGACCGTATCTTAGTTGCGGTCACCTCTATCTCTCCGGACAAATCGCCCTCTGCTTCGCTTGCTCTCGTAACTTCCGCTGTAATCTTGTCCTCATTAATTTTAATAGCTGCTGCAAGTTCAACTTCCTGCCCCTGTGCTCTTTTTACTTCTGCTGTAATACTGCTCGCATTTTGCGTGATTCTCGATGATAAACCATCCGTTGTATTTTTAACTTCTGTGCGAATTTCGGTTGCGGTCTGCGTGATCTGTGACTGCAATCCCTTCTCAACATCAGTTATCGTGCTCTGTGTCTTTTCAATGGTTCGCTCCAACACATTGCTCTTGCCTTTGAGCTTTAAAATACTTTTCTGTATTCCGTTCGCCCCGTTTGTCCGGTACTCTTCCCCATCCGCTTCCAAATCATCACGCAAAGCCTGTATACCTTTCAGGGTTCTTTTCAGAATATAGGACTCAATCAGTTCATATCTGGTCGGCAGCCGCACTGCATCCCCGACCTCAAGACACGGATTTCCTTTGCAGTCCGCTGTAAACGGTCGGTAAACAATCCCTCTGATCTTGGAAAGAATATTTTTTGCAATGCCTTTCAGTTCTTTTGTGCCTTTTCCATAGACAAGAAAATTATCCTCGATCACATAGGCATTGTCTCCGGTACCCACAATCACACCGATATCATTCTTCTGCTCCCGGATCTGTAACTTATTGATTGTTTTAACAAGAAAATCTTCATACTCAGCCGTTATATATAAATCCTTCCCGATACGGTTGCTTTTCGGATCTCTTGGATACAAATTATCCGCCGGATAAAGATCATTCCTTGGATATAATCCCTGTATCTCCTGTTCCAGATAAATATAATGAAACTTCCCGTCACGCCCCATGTGCCCCATACAGCCATTGAGCTCACAAATACAGGACAACACTTCCTTGCCGCTCATAGATTCGCCTATGGTGCTCGATTCCTCTGTATCAGAACTTGTCTCACTGGATGGCGTGACTGCAACTGTTTTTTCAATAGACATGCCGTCATTAACCAGTATAATGTCAGCCTGCTCAATCCCGAAGTGCTTAAAAAAGCTGTCCCGGAATTGCTTCATTGTGACCGGATCATAAACTGTAACAGTCGTAGTTTTTCCATCTTTATCTTTCTGCTGCTCTTTATGGGATGGAAAGACAGTGTTATACCATGCTGCCACATCTGCATTTAAAATGTCATAAAGGGCATCATATGCAACCACATCACGGCACGTTCTGTCTGCCGTGGGCGTATCAGAATCAACCTTATATCGTCCGAACTGGAACGGGATATCTGCATGTCCATCAAGGGACATTCTTACCGTCATCCATCTGCCCTTCATTGGCAAAAATGTATTTGACACCGTGAATTTAATCATGGCGGCTTCGCATGATCCAAACGTCAATTCCTGTTCCGAACACAAACTTTCGGTCAATTCGAATTTTTCTTGGTGTAGCTCTGTATTTGTGATATTGATTTTTCCGTCATCAGATACGATGGATAATTGCTTATCGACCGTATCTTTTTTGAACAAGTCGCCATATTTATAATTAACCACCGTACACACCCCCTATGAAAGCAAGCCGAACTGAATTGTAACGAATTATCCCATCATATGTTCCGTATATCGTAGGCTGAAAATCTGCCATATAGCCATACTGCGTCACATAATCGTCATATTCCGGGATATACGCTGTGATATAGCAGGCTCTCCCTGTCGCATTTGTGAACTGGCTTCTGATATTATTTAAAACCTCATTGAAAGTCTTATTTGTCAGCATAGCCGGTGTTTCAAACTCAACCTTTAATGCCTTTAACTCCACAGCATTTCTGTGCAGATATCCGTTGGCATCTGTATAATCGTCCAAATCCTGCATGTTGACATATGGACTGTATGTCTCTGCTTTCATAAAAGACATTGGCACTGTGTAATTTCCAATCTTTAACAGCCATCCGCTGTACGCCATGCGACCACCTCCAATCAAGTTACTCTTTCAGATTTACAAATACGAACACCGTTATCATCACTTAAAAATAAGATTTCAGTTTTTCCATCCGGCAGAATATCCGCCACAAGGCAATTATTCGGATTTCCTATTGGTGTCCGGTTTTCCGAGCACTTACCCCAGTCTATTGGTTTATATTTTTTCATGGCTATTCTCCTAAAAATGGGTACAAAAATAGCACCTACCGTGTATGATAGGTGCTAAATAAATCAAAAAAGAAGCGCATCTCTGCGCTTCCTCTTATATTTTCTGTATTGTTGCATTTTCCACCAATAAGTAATTACCATCTTCCATTAGCGATAAATGATAATCTTCTTCAAAGTATTCATAGGTTAATTCCATTTCCTCTTCTTTAAAATCTTTATAGCTTTTGTAAAGAGTAACGCAACCTTTTTGACCGTTTTTTGCAGTAAAAACATAACCGCCCAATGGTAAATCTCTACCAACAAGATATCCTCCAGATGGATAAATCCCTTTTTCTTTGTCGTACATACATTCTTCTCCCTTAGTTTATTATTCTATTTATCTGCTCTTCCAGTAAAATATACTTCTGCATGATCGTATTTCCCATAGCAATCAAGCTGATCTGAAATAGTTTTCCCTGGTTTAATCTCACTGTCTGAATCTGTAATATATGTGCTGTTGTAATTTACCACATTATTACTACTGTCAAAAAATATTGCATACGCGCTTACAAAAAGCGCCGGATTTGTGCTGTTATTGGTCACGGATACAGTAACGTTTTCATCATTAAATGTCTGTTCAACGGATAAATCATTTACAACCGGTTTATAATATGGGTTTTCGTCATAATCTAATGTGTAATCCACCTTGTCAATTCCGGACACACTATCAAAATAGAAAACGCCAATAGATGTTTCCCCTACTCCCAATACATCAATGCTCATGTCGGCGGCTCCTATTGAATTCCCACTTGAATCTTTGGCTATAGCGTTCCCAGAAATTGCGACATTCGTGTTTGAATTATTTGTTACAATCAAAAAATCTAATGTGTCTCCTATTGTGTTTTCGTACAGATACTCTTTTACCAAAAAATCAGAATCAGAAACTTCTTCTCTTGTCGCTTCCTTGTTATCTACCGTACTAATAGAAGAAACTTTTTTATTTTGCTCGGTAGAATCAGCAACTGCATCGTTGTTTTCTCCGTTTCCGCCAAATGTGGCAATCAACAGGATTATAACTATAACCACCGCAACAAACCACTTTGTTGCCCCACCCTGCTTTTTTTTGCAATTAGGGCAAATTTTTGCTTTAGCTGGAATCTCCGTCTGACAGTATTTGCATAATTTTGTTTCACTTTTTTCATTCATAGCTTTTCCTTGTATGATAATTAGGAAGTTAATTATCACATATTTCCTTTCTTTTAATATCGTGGTTCAATACAATTCAGATACTATGGACTTTTGATTTGTTTTCTGTAGCTTGACTACTCAACTGGAGTGTATTGCCACTACCTTTATCTGAATTGTTTATTAGCTGGATGTTGCCGGAGTGTTTTTCACTCAGAGTACTTATTTCTATCAAGTCTACGATGATAATCGTTGGTGGACATCATGGTATCAGACTTTAGGAAAGGGAGGTACAACCTCATGAAAATTTACGTAGGCATTGATATTGCCAAACTTAATCATTTCGCCGCTGCGATTTCTTCCGACGGTGAAATAATCATTGAGCCGTTCAAATTCACAAATGACGCTGATGGCTTCCAACTGCTGGTCTCTAAACTCGAATCATTCGATAAGAACAGCCTCATCATCGGTCTTGAGTCAACGGCACACTACGGTGACAACCTTGTTCGATACCTTGTTACTGAGCTTTACCAAGTGTGTGTGTTGAACCCCATCAAAACCTGTCAAATGCGAAAAAATAACGTTCGCAAAACTAAGACAGATAAGGTCGACACTTACGTGATTGCTAAAACTCTTATGATGCAGGACAACCTCAGATTCGTCAGCTTCTTTGATCTCGATATGATGGATCTTAAGGCATTGGGACGTTTCCGTCAGAAAACCATAAAGCAACGTACCCGATTGAAAATTCAACTGACAACCTATGTTGATCAGGTCTTTCCGGAGATTCAATACTTTTTCAAATCCGGTCTGCATCAACACGCTGTCTATGCTTTATTAAAAGAAGCACCTTCTCCAAAAGAGATTGCTTCCATGCATATGACTCATCTGGCAAATCTGCTCAAAGTGAACTCACACGGACACTTTACCAAAGAACAGGCCAAAGAATTAAGAGTTCTCGCACAGAAGTCTGTCGGTGCTAACGACAGCGCTATATCTATTCAGATAACTCAAACCATTCAACAAATCGAGTTACTGGATAGCCAATTAGAAAAGATTGAAGCTGAGATGACGGATATCATGAAATTCAACGATTCTGTCATCATGACCATTCCTGGTATCGGTTATATCAATGGTGGAATGATTCTTGGTGAAATAGGTGATATTCACCGTTTCTCCAATCCAAACAAGCTGCTTGCTTTTGCAGGTCTGGATCCTTCTGTTTATCAGTCTGGTAACTTTCAGGCTAAGACAACAAGGATGTCCAAACGTGGCTCTCGTGTTTTACGATATGCCCTTGTAAATGCAGCTTGGAACGTTGTTAGGAACAACGCAACCTTCAAGGCTTATTACGATGCCAAGAGGGCTGAAAGCCGGTCTCACTACAATGCGCTTGGACACTGTGCCGGCAAGCTTGTCAGAGTCATCTGGAAGATGCTCACTGACGAAGTAGAATTTAACCTCGAATAAGAGGTCTGTATACCAATATCGATAGATTTTGAAAAAGCACCCTAAGGGAGCTCTATTAAAGTTACCCTTTTTACCACCGATATGAAAAAGAAATTTTTTACTAATTTATGGTTGACTTTTCATAGCTGGTCTCCTAACTGTTCTAAGAACTCATTGCCACAATCACAAAATTCTCTAATCATAGACTTCATTAATCCCCATGACATACCAGAATGTCCCTGATTTTTCATAATTTCAATTCCATCTTGAATAGATTTTTCTTTAACAGTTTTGATAATATCTAAGCATTGACCAAGTTCCATTCCTCTGTATAGATCATTAAGTCGAATAGGAACACACTTATCCCACATATTCCATTTATCTTTAGATAAAACCTTATGACCTTCTTCTATCCAATACTTTGATAATTCAGGGATTTTTCTTTTATGTTCTTCCTCTTCACGAATTAATCTTTGACGACTTTCTTCTTGCTCTTTATTAAATTCGTCAAAAGTTTTACCTATACAAAGCATATAAGCATCATCTAAAGACATATCAGATGTTAGTTTATTTCCATTGAATTCACCACAATATTTATTACCATCCTTTGCTCTTTCGTGCAATTCCTTTACAGCTCGTTCAATAGTCCAACCGCAAAGAAAATCAATCTCTCTATATTCCATATTGTTTACCTCCCACCACTTGTAATAAAATAATTCTACCACAAGTGGCTGTTTTTGTCATTAGAAACTATATGCTTCTCTGCCCGTTCTATTAAAATATTCTCTTGCGTATTTTCTAGCACTTCTTCCTATCTGGTCTTGTGTCACACCAAATTCTTTTTCGAGGATTCCTTGCAATAACTGATTTTGCTGTTTAAGTAACGCAATTTCCTGCTGTGACGTACTGTATACAGCATCACGAATACCTGTGATCTCCTGCCCCCCAGCAACTGCTGTCTTTCCTCCAACTGTTCCAAGGATTTCCGGTACGCCGTTTTCTCCTGCCATAAACATGCTGTACTGTTTTGGAAAACCTCCTGCGGCGAACGTTGGGATTTTTCCAAGGTTAATATTGCCAGCTTGAATTATTTCTTTTCCACCAATATTTACAGAATCCCATGAAAAAGACAGTTTTGAATTAAGCCACGTTGCAAAATTATTCCATACCTGCTTAATTCCTGCAACAGCATTATCAAATGCCTGCTTCAATCCGTCAGAAATGCCGCTGAATGTCCAATTATCTTTTGTAAAATACGGTTCTACATGATTTGTCCACCAAGAACCAATTCCAGATGTACTCCACCAGTTACTAAATTCGCCCCATTTTTCAGAAAGACCTTTTTTCATTCCGTCTCCCTGCTCATCCCATCTTTTTTTTGTAAACCATGGCTTCACATGATTTTCCCACCAATTATATATTCCGGTATTCTGCCACCAATCGGAAAACTCATCCCATTTAGCAGACAATCCCTCTTTTATTCCATTCCCTACTTCCATCCACTTTTTCTTTGTGAACCACGGGAAAATATTCTCCTGAATGTAAGTTAAGGCTTCATTCCACTTTTCTTCTATTTTACCTTTTATTTCTCCTATTTCTGTCTGTATTGAAAGCTTTTTTTCTCCCCAATATTCCTTTACATTTTCCCACCATAAAGAAATATCATTTTGAGTAGTTGTCAATTTGTTATGAACTGGAAGTTCTACATTCAATCCCCACCATTCTTTGACATTGTCTTTGAACTCGGAAATCTTCTCCTGTAAATTTGGAAGGACGACATCTGCTCGTAAATCTACATCATCTAATCCGTTTATATTCTTCCATTCATCTATCCACGCCTTTAGATCAAAGCTGTCAGGTACATTTAATTTATTAGGCATATTATCATTGAACTCATTTAATGCTTTTTGGAAATCATCTAATGATTTGTAATCTTCCTTTTTAGGCAGATTTTTGACAAATTCATCAACATTCATTCCATTTCCAATGCCTAATTTGTCCATCACAGTATCATGGCTCAAAACTCCACCGCCATATGCATTAATCCATTCAAACGGATTAAGAAGTTGTTTAAAACTTTCCTGAAGATATTGCAGAAAACCGCCTTTTTCATACGCTTTTTCTAAATTATTAGCATCTTTTTTTATGCTATCTTTTCCAACCGTAAAAGATAACGTTGCCACTACTACAGCAAGTGAAATAGGAATTGCATAAGAGAGCAATGATTTTACCGCCGTTGAACCAAAAGCGGCTGTGAATTTCGCTCCTATTAATTTTCCAATAGTCTCCTTGAGAAGTTTCCCTGTTAACAGTTTGCCTGCAAGTTTCAGAGCAAATGCTCCAAGAAGAATTTCAACTGTCTCAATATCAATGTTTGAAAGAAAATCTTTTACGCCTTTCCAAACATCAGACCACTTGATATTTTCTATCATGGTCTTAATCGTCTTGTAAACTCCCTGTACCCAAACATTTATATCTTCTGCAAGTGCCTTAAAATCAAATGTCTGGAAGAATTTATTTATTCCCTCTGCCAGTGATTTTCCAAGGTTTGACCAGTCAAATGTCTGGTCAAAGGAAAGTGTGGCATAAATCGCCGTATTCAGTGCCCCGGCAATCGTTTTTCCTACATTTCCAAACAGTCTCGGATTGATAAGACCATTAAGGAAATCTGCCAAGCCTTTGCCGAAATTTCTTGCCTTGGAATAAATCTTATCCCAGTTGATAGACTCCATAGCTTTTGATAAGGCATCACTGATGTATTTTCCAAGTTGTTTCAGATTTTTAATATCACTTTCGTAATTTTTGAAAATGGTATCAGTCTTGACGAGTTTACCGCCACTGGCACCGCCTGATGCGCCACCGCCGCCGGAACCGCCCGAACCTTTTTTGCCAGAACCATCATTTGTGGTAATCAGTTTCAATTCATCAAACTGACGGACACCCTTATTCATCTTGTCAATGTTCTTTGCCGCCTGTCCGGTATTGTCAGCAACATCGCCTGCGCTCTCTGCCGCATCTGAAAAACTATCTGCAAGACCTGCACCGGAATCCTCATATTTCCATCCGAAGATTGCGCCTAAAGCGTTTGTAACCTTTGTAACAAAGCTGATAACAACCAGTAAAACGGAATTGAGTGCTTTTACGAATGGTTTAAAAGCATTGATTAATGCTCCACCAATAACACTGCCAAGCTGTTCAAATGACTGTTTTAAAATTCTGATCTGGTTCGCCCACGAATCAGCAGTACGCGCAAAGTCTCCCTGTGCTGTCTGCGTATTGGCAAGGACGTACTGATACCGGAGCATTGTCTTTTCAGCCTGTGACATAGACGCAATATCAGAATCTAATCCCTGTTTCATTGCCCACTCTTTAAGGGTTGCCTGTGTGAGATCAAGACCGTAATCTCTTAATGGACGTGTCTGTCCGGTAAATATTGCAGCTAAATCCTGCGACACAACATCCTGATCTATGTTATACAGAGATGCCATATCAGCAGTTAATTTTGTTAAATTCAAAGACACATCAGCCATGGAATCAGACAAACCAATATAGCCATCTGTCTGCTTATTCAAAAACTCATTGGCTTTCTTTATCAAACTGCTGTCAATTCCCATGGCTGTTCCCATTGCTTGGAATCGGCTTGCCGTCTGTTTCAATGTCAGTTCTGACATACCAAACTGACGTATAGAGTCCTGTGCAAACTCATTGACTTTCTTTGACATGTCCCCAAAAGTAACATCAACAACGTTCTGAACCTCTGTTAATGTGGATGATATGTCGATTGCATTTTTTATTCCCCTGATCGCTCCGTACAGACCAAGATAAATCCCCATAGAGGACAAAATCTGTCTTGTGAATGACTTGAGTCCGATCAATGCTTTCCCTGTGGATGTCTTAAATCCAAGGAAAGAACCGGAAAGGCTACTGATGCTGGTATTTAATCCAGAAATCGCACCACCAGACCTGTTGGAAAGATTGCCAAGTGCCTGCGTCATCTGAATGATATTTGAAGATACATTTGGTGCTTTTGAAAGCGTCTCAAACAGGTATTTGAGATTGTCAGCAAGCAAAGGTATATTAGTTACCGCACGACCGCTTGCAACGCTTCCAAGCCTTGATATGGACGTTACAAGATTACTCATGTTTGTCATATCAAAATTCAATGCACCTATCTTGTTCATTTGACGTACAAAGTTTTGTAACTGTGCAGAAAGAGCCGGTAAATTCTTTGTCGCCTGTGTAGATGCCTTGCCACCGATTTTTGACAACGCAGACACCATGCTTATGAGTCCGCTTGTATCAACAGCCTTAACACTTGCTATTCCAGATGCAAGATCTCTCACAGCAGAAGATATTCCGTGGATAGAATTTGCATCAACACCAGAAAATTTATTGAGTGCCCGCACCATTGATGTGATTTCCGAAGATTTACCACCTTTGAATCCGGTAGCCGCATCGGAAATGCTTCTGATTCCGCTTGCAATATTTGAAAGTTTTGCAGTGTCAAACGATATGCTTTCCCGGAGCCTATTCATGCTGTTTACAAGGCTTTCTATGGAATTACTTGCTTTTGCAGAGTCAGCTTTGATTTTTATTTGTAATTCATCAATGTCTGCCATATATGCACCAACTTTCTATGCAAAATAAAAAGACGGTAGGCTGTGACACCTTACCGTCCTTGATCTACTCTTTTAATTTTTCTCTTGTAACCGGTCCGCATTTCTTATCTACTGTAATTCCGACTTTTTTCTGGAATGTTCCAATACCGGTCGCCGTATCATTTCCAAGAATACCGTCCACATTACTGTTTCCCTTTTTATCTTTTTCATCCAGGCATCCGTGATAAATAAGCTCCGTCTGAAGCCATCTCACATCATCCCCTCTCATGCAAGGGAATTTTTTCTTTAAAATCCTTGCAGGTTCCGGGTATGGGTTTAAATGATCTTTTACATTTTTTCTAGGGTTTCCGCTTGTCACAATCGCTGTATGACCTTTTGTTTTTGTGACAATAACATCTCCGTTGTAAAGAACCATTCCTGCCGCATAACCTCCAATGTCATCAAACATGCCACTAGAAAGAAGTACAGATTTTTCATTTGCTGTGGTGAAATTTCCAACATCTTTTCCAGTTGCATGAATAATGCATGCACGTACCGTTGTGCCGCAATCTGCTTCTGTTTTTACTTTTGAATTAATACCATATTTGACAATTCCAAGCCGGTGTCCCTGACAGTAGCCAATATTATCATTATTGCACGCTGTAATCATTGATTCTGCCAGTTTATCCGCCATATCTTTTGTTTTTGGCCTTAACACATACCATCCTTTTTTATGAACATAAAAGTTTTGCATACTTACTTCTGTTCCGGTCTGATCTCCCGGTCTCCCACCGGTCAATTTCCCATTTTCATCATGTCTTGCAGATCCAATTCTAATTGACATATTTATACCTCCAAGTTCTTTTCTGGTTTTGGATGGCTCAACTCATAGTTTGACTGCATAATTTTGAGCTTTGCCACAAATAGCTCTCTCTGTTTCTTAATTTCTTCTTCCGTCATTTCCGAATCATATTTTCCTTGCTGTTCATTGATTGGTTTTTCAATATACTTTGATTTTGCTTTCCGACCGGCAAGGCAATGTTCTACTGCCACCGATACCGCAGACAATCCATATGTTCCAAACCACATCCACATCTCATTGTCTCTTTGCTTTTTATCTAAGTTGTAAGCATCCGCATAAGGCTGTAAATCAGCCGGGCAGGACGTGTCTATGTCATGCACAGTAAATCCGTACCCCTTTGTAACTAAAAGCCAAAACGGGCGGATTTCCGTGCAATACGTTTCCCATGTAAGCTCTCTCTGTTCTTCTACTTTTTCCTCGGAGTTTTCTTCTCCGCTTCTTCCTGCTCTGCTTTGAGCAATTTTGATAAAAAACCGTTTTCAAGCAGCTCCGCTAAAAGTGCATTGTAAAGTACCTGAACATCTGCATCTTCTCCGTCAAAGTAATCATCCAGCATGGCATATACTTTTCCAAGCTGCTGTTCCTTTTCTCCCTCATTGTCCGGATTGTATCCAAGTTCCTCTTTGTGAAACTTCTGCGCGCCTACAAGGATTAACTCTGGAAGAAATAAAAGGATTTCGTCAACCGCTTCAATATCTTCCATCTGGTCTAATTTTGCTACTTTCTTGATAATTCCGCTTTTCACGGTTGCTTCATATCCAAACTTGATCTGTAATTCTTTCTCGCCAAATTTTAATTTTGTCATTTTCTTTCCCTTTCTCCCTCTCATATAGGGAAAGGGCAGTCCGAAGACCGCCCTGTTCTTTTAAATTGTTTCTTCAAGCTCTGGCTCGGTTGTCTGGTTATCGTCAGCCGATCCAACCGAACTATTCGACTGACGTGTTATTCCCCCGGTGTAAAAGCTACAGCGGTGTCCATGCCCTTGTATTCTTCAATGGTAAGATTCATTTCAACCGTCAAAAGTTCGTTCTGACCAATCTCCGGCTGTGGAATCTGCTCTGGCGGCTGAGCCACAACAAAAAACGCGTCGGTAAATCCCGGGATAATAGTTTCAAACCACATTCTTTTCCCGCCGGAAAGCGCCTTATACGCCGTGATAAGTGCTTCCCACTCTTCCTTTGTGGCATCCGTAAGGTTTACCGTGATAGGGAAAGAGCCACCGGTATCTGCGCGACCCTTTACATATCTGGTAATAGCATCTTCTAATGCAGATGCGTCAATCTGTTCCGGCTCAATGTTAATACCGCCGATTGCGTTAATTCTTGTAAGCTGTTTAAACGATGTAGGCTTTGTTCCGGCTGTCGCTTCTGTGCCATAGCCAAACGTAATTCCTAACGTAGACAATCCTGCTTCTGCCATTTTTACCTCTCTTTCTACCGCCAAATAATGCGGTTATCGGGCGCATCTTTTTGCACCCGGTGCATAAAAAATAGAGCCTTTCGGCTCTTTTACATCAATCTGTCGTTGGCTCCGATTATCCGCCGGAACCTTGCAACGCTTCTAAATTTTTTTTCACTGTCATTTTTAAACTCCGGCATTGCTGTAATTTGAAATCGCATCTGTTTAAAGGCATCAGCTAAAATAGCCATAATCCCTTTTGCATCGCTCTGCTTTGTGTTTGTAATGACGTCAACCTGTATTGTTTCCTGCACCGCATTTACGGATGTGCCCTCTAAATCTGCCCCACGTTCAAGCCCCGGCATCTCATGGATGTAAATAGTCGGGAAAACAGGGTCTTTATCAAGGTTCTTTTCAACCGTTGTAAATGCAGTGTCAAAATTCATGCTTTTGTATTTTTTCTTGAGTTTTGGTTTGGCTATCGTTGCAACATTGGAGAAAATGTTTGTTTCAAGATCAAATACCCACTGGTTGTCTGCCATTATCCAAACACCTCCTTCGCTGTCTGTGTAACAATCTGCCGCAACTCATTCGCGGTCAGATACATGAATGGTCGGCTTGGCATTCCCTCTGTAAACCACCAATCGCCATTGTCGTCCTGATAAAACCATCCATATCTTCCATCTGAAATCTGATGTATAGTTTTTCCACTTGCGTACTGCCACGAAACACCTTCCGGCAGTTTCCCAGGATAAGGACTTTGCTGTCCCACAATTCCGGTTCCAAACTCAACAAATGCGGCGTGGTCTGTACCGGCTATTACCGCCCATATCCCGCCGCCCTTAGTGCTTCCTTCATATTCCGCATGAACACTTGAAATCAGTTCCGATGTAAATATTGCGTCAAGGTCAGCAATTTGCACTCTGGCAATCTCTACGCCCTTTTCCGCAAGTTTTTCTGCTAATAGCTGACATTTATATGTCAAGCTGTTTTGATAGGCTCTAAGCTCTCGTATGGCTTTCTGAATAGACTTTTCAGACAAGCTCATGGTGATTACTTTCTTTCCCATTCAGCACCTACTTTACATTTTTTTGCAATAAAAACAAATCAACCGTCAATCCCTCGTCTGCAACACCTTTTACGATGTAATCAGCCGAATTTTCATCAACGATTGTATTCTCTTCATCTTTGTACCTTACATCTGACCGTTTCCATACCAAGGAGCCGACGCTCAATGGAAGTTTCCCTTTGTCCTCGACAATCTGAACAAAGTTTGTGGAATTGTCAACGCCAAACTCTTTTATAAGTGCTTCACTCAACTTATTGCTGATTGAAGAATAAAAAACCACAGGCTTCTCATAACCTGTGGTATACTCTCCGGTTGTTTTCGGTATTTTGTTTCCATCCTCATCAAGGTAATAAATTACATTTCCATCAGAATCCGTGTACGAAGAATATTCGATGTTACCATCATCATCCGTCACATATACCGGCACCTTGCCGCTTTGCTGCGAATAACTCATTTTTTGCTTATTGATCTCAAGCATTTCACTTCACATCCTTGCCGAACCGTTTCCACAGCTCAGAAAGCTTTTCCCATCCATACATTGCGACAAACGCAACAATAAATCCTGCAATAATAGCTGCCAAGATCATATACCATAAAATTGATGTCTGGATGTACTGCATGTATGCCACAAACGCAGCGACCGTGATTCCGATAGAAAGAACAAATACCAAAATGTCCGTTGGAATCTTAGAAAATACGCCTACACCTTTGATTACCTGTGTTACCACAGACACAACAAATGCCAGCGCACCAATGATTGCCAGAATAATTGTCATATTTGCAATTACAGACTGTATAATATCCATGATTAAACCTCCTTGTCATCATTAAGACGGGTTTCTATTCCGTCAATTCTGTGATGAGCCGATTTCACACTTTCCTCCACCTTTATGATTCTGTTGTCATGAGAATTTATTTCTTTTCGCATCTCAGATACTTCATTTTTGATCTCGGTCGTGTTGTTTGAAATGGCATCCAACTTCATGTTAATGCGTGTGTTCTCCCGCACGCGCTCTTCAAGATCCGTGTTGTCTGTCCTTTTGTTGCTCTTCAAGCCCATAAAGACGGAAAAACCAAGCGACAGCACGCTTATAATGATTGCTGTTGATATTTCAATCGTCAAATCATATACCGCCTTTCATTTTTTATGGCACACCGCCCACCACCGCTCAATGTGTGCCGCCTGCTACGTTTTGCCAACATCGGCAAAACGTAACGCACAATCTTCTAAACTCCTCGAAATCGATGAGTTATAATGATTTTACAAACGGAAATACACAGACAAACAAGCTTTCCCTGTCTTTCCAGCTACGGCTCACTCCGTTTTCTGAATAGCTTGCCATATAGGCTTCTCCTGCCTGTGAATGGTCGTACACGGCTAAATTGACGATTACATCCTCAAACTGTTTCAAGTCTTCGGATATTTTTTCATCCGTGTAGCTTTCCGGGTAATTCCGCTTGCTTACCACTTCATTTCTTGCCTGCTTGATAAGCTGTTCGATGTAAGGATTATCTTCTTTCTGGTCGAACACGACAACATCAGAAGTAACACCATCTTCGTCCGTAACGGTTTCAATATGAAATTGTTTCAGTCTGATTTTGACCTGCTCTAATGTTGTATATTCGTCCATTCTTCCCTACCTATAATCCAAACTGCTCGATCAAAATGCGTTTCAGTTCCGCTCCACTGATTTCTTCTGCACCCTCGATCCCATGTTCAGCGGCAAGTGCCTGTAAATCAGCAGTGCTCATTCTGTTAATCTCTGTCTTGGTGTACTCGCCAGAAGATTTCTCTCCCGGAACAATGTCCGGGATTTCATCTCCTGCTTTATACCATCTTCCATTGCGCTTTACTGTATATTCAGCAATCATACCGCACCTCCTACGCAACTTTCATGACAACAACGCTGTCCATGCCCTCAAAAGTAGGCAATCCGATCATTGACACAATGCAATGCGTGTTGATCGGATGATTTGTTGCGTATGTATATACCGAAATGCCGGTTTCTACAATAGAAAGGTTTCCGTCTGTTAAACTTCCGCTTCTCTCTTCCGGTGTCTTTCCAAAGACATAATCTCCAAGGTACACGCCGGATGACTGCGCTGAAATAACTCCTGTAGGAATAAAATATTTGGTAGCACCGTCTGCAGGGTCGATGCAAAGTTTGTCGTAAACTTCAATCTCGATGCCGTATCCTCTAAGATACTCTGTAACCTGCCCCTGCTGTAAGCGAATACCGCCATTGTAAGCAATAATTCCAAGCACCTGTTTCTTTGTGTCCTCCGCCTTAAGGACCATTTCCCATGTTTCTGTATTCATGCTAAAGCGTGCAAGGGAATATCCTGTTTTCTTTGCAAACTCACGTTTAATCTCGATAAGGTCGTCAAGTGGCGTTGCTGTTTCTGGTGCAGACCATTTATCAGTATCGCTTCCGGAAATATCCTTGTAATGATCTCTCTTGTGCGCCACTCCATTGTCCGAAGTATAATCAACATAGAAGCTCTTGCCACCAATTGTTACCTGTACTCTTGGAATACCATCAGATGGTGCTAATAACTGCCAAATCTGGCGTTCCGGCACTACTCTTGCGCCCTCAATCAGCATCATCGGTTTTTTGCTGATTTCTCTAAGCACCTGGTTTGCCATGTTGGAATTTTCTGCCGACTGGTAATTTGCATACTCCTGCTCTTCACGCTCTGTTACCATGTAAGATTCACGGTAGAAAGGCATCTCGTTCTGAATATCCGAAAATCCACCGACATCTCTTAACTCTGCCTGCGCATCAAAATTGGATGCCTTTAAGGATACCGGAAGACCGTTTTTCCCTTTGATAAATCTAAGTTCAAGGCTGTCCTGTTTTCTGGTTCCAAATTTCTGTCTACCTAAGTAAGGTGCAGAACCAAGCGTTTTTTTATAATTATTCCACATAACCCCAAGACTTCTTGCGGTAAATGCTTCTGCTAATGGTAATGCCATTCTCTAATACCTCCATTTTTTAATCAAAAAAAGTAACACGCGGTGTTGCTGCTTTTGCAGTTGCTTCCACGGTCACTCCGTTCGCTGTTACCTTTGCGCTGTCAATAGAACCCTGATATACATAAGTTCCAGGCGCATCTCCCATTGTTACGTCAACATCTTCCAGAAGATACCCTTTGCAAGATTCGTCATTGCTTGGGAACGGTGTCCCTGCCTTTGCAATCTTCTTTCCGTTTGCATCGGCACTTGACACCATTGTCTGCGGAACGATACACGCCGCACCCTCATAAGGAAAGAATTTTAAAATTCCTTTACTCTGTGTAAAGTCTCTTTCAATCGGTTTTCCCATAATTTACCTCCTATAAAACATAATGGTCTTTGGCTTCTGCACTTTCTGCAGGTTTGCCAAAACTGATTTTTTCTGCGTTCTCTACGTCCGCAGTTTTTTTATTTTCTCCACCTGCAGTACCGCCGCCCGGATTTTCAGAATTATTTGCAATCTCCTGTTCCTTTGCCTGCGCTGCCGCGGTTTCCTTTTCGGCTGTAATCTTTCCAAGAGCGTCATAATCAAGGCTTCCATTATCCTTGACAACGGATTTTGCCTGCTCTGCATTGATTTTTAACTTTTCCATCAATGCTTCGCGCTGATCTCTGATGGCGTTTTTTTTCTGCATATCTGCGATCTGCTGATTTGCTGTCTCTAACGCCTTGTTTGCTTTTTCAAGTTCCGTGAGGTTTCCTGCTTCCATTTCATCCAGCTTTTTCTGCAACTCATCTGCGCTGTCTGCCTTTGCCTTAAGCTCTGCTGCTTTTGCCTGTTCTCTCTGTACGGCACTGCCGTAATCAGCAATGATTTTTTCAACATTTTCCTCACTGATACCCATTGCAATTAACTCTTCTCTTTTCATTGATTACCTCCGATATGTCTTTACGAATTTTTGCGGTGCAACGACACCGAATGACACTGTTGATTTTTACGCTCACAACTTTGCGAATTTTTATAAAATAAAAACAGCCACCGATTACTCGGTAGCTGTCTTATTTTGCTGTTTATTTAATTGGTTTACAATTTCCTGTGCTTTTTGTTCCTGCTCTTCTGCATTATCAATTGTTTTCCACAACGCATCTATATATGGCTTAGACAAGAGGAATGTCTTTTCAGCATCTCCCCAAAGCCCCACCGTTTTAATGGCAATAAGAGGATGTATGCCGCACTCTAAAAGCTGATATAGTGTTTGCGACTTTGTATACATATTGTCTTGCGGGCTATGATTGATTTGCACATCAAAATCCCTCATTGACAATTTCAAATCATTGTCCTTAACGCGTATTACATTTAAGACAACTTTTGCAAGTCTCTTCTCTGCCGATTTCACAATTGGGTCTTTTAATTTTGCTCTTGTCTTTGAAAAATCCCATCCAGCCCTTAATGATACTGCTCCTTGTGTATCTCCTCCAGAGTTTTGGGACTCTCTGTTTGGTATTGCTAATATTGCCAAGGCATTGTCCCACAAATCATCTTTTGCCACCTGACACTGGCTCTGATTTAGTTCCTGCGTCATAATCTCAACATCGGCTTTGTTATCCTTGTTATTGGACTTTACCGTCAAAGCATGGCTCATTTTCATCTCTTCAAACGTTTTTTGGTCGATTTCACAGTTCACAAACTTAACCCAGTACTGAACAAACTGCTCAATTCCATCCATTCTGTTTGACTGCATATTGTTTATGGCATCCAAAATACCTATGACAAGCTCAATATCAGAAATTCTCTCATGATTATTTGGAAACTCAACAATAGGTATACTTCCAAATGCATGCAATTTCCATTCAGAAACTACTCCGTTTTGAAGTTTACATGAATAGTTGTCCGTATAGCACAGTTTGTACCATCTTCCATCTTCGTCTTTAAGCTCCTGCACCGCAACCACCGGTTCTTCCGTGCTCCGATTATAAATAACACACGTATTCATTGGAGTAGGCGCAACAATTTGAAATGGTATTTCTCCATTTGCAAATCTTACCGCCTTAAAAGATGTTCCGGTTGCTGACTGCCACTCTCCTGCTTTAATGTCTTTTTCCTGTTTATTCGCATCCACAAGATAGTCATTCAGCGCATCCACTGCCCGATTAATTTCATCATCATCTTTTCGACTGATAAACTGTATTGGCTCGCCATATGTCTGTCCTACTTTGAACTGAACAATCTCATACGCATGATTTTCTACTATTTTGTTTGTAATATCAGCATTTTGTACCTTTAATCGGTATAAAATCGGCTGATCTCCTTTGTAATACCGCCATAGGTATTCTATGATGGTTTTGTTGTAATAATAATTTCCGATGCAGTCTCCAACCACCTTGACAATATTGTCTTTTGTGATAGTTTCAACATCAGTATATAAAATTTTTCGCCCATAACATCCCTTAACAAGGTCTTGGAGAGATTTATTATTCATAATTGGCTCCTAAATAAACGTCATCCCACTGGATGTTGACCGGATTGTAAGAGATTTTAATTTCGTCTTTCCATTCTCCGGATAAAAAACAACTTTCTTGTGGCATTTCCTACATTCCACAGAAATGTTCATTGTTGAACGCCCATCGTGTGTGGCAACTTTTCTTCCGCAACGCGGGCAATATATTGTTTTTGGTGTATATACCATAAAATCCTCTTTTCTTTTCAAAAGAAAAAGCACCGGAGATTTCTCTTCGATGCTCTTTCAATGGGGGATGGTAAAGTGTTCAACTATTTGTTGACTTCTTCGATTATAACTATATCAGAAAAAAACCGGACATATCGGACAACTTTACTCTTTCATAAATCTATCGAACGCTTTTCTCACGCTGTCTTCTGTGTTATTGCCTCCTATTTGGTCGGCAACCTTATTCCAAGATTGATTTTCTAAAAATCTAAGGTTAATTATTCTTCTAATTCTGCTATCTTTTATATTTGCAATAAACTCTTCTACTTCATTTGTTTTTTCAAGAAGTTCGTTTTCCAAAATTTCGAGGGTGGTTTTTCTGGAATATAACAAGGTTTTTTTGTGCCTATATTCTGGCAATGGTATTCCTTCTATTTTAAAATGTTGGTTTCCACCATTTCCGCCAGAAACGCTATCAATAACCGTTCCTTCCTGTTCAATTTTTTCTATGTATTTTTCAAGCTTTTCAATTTTATTCCTTACTTCTTTTACTTCTTCTCTTAAATCTAAGTATTGATTTAAAATATCTTTGTTTACCATATCAATACCTCCTAAACGGATTTACTGCCGCTTCTACTTTGGCTACGTTATTTCCATTTGTCACTCTAAGCGCAAAGTTTGAAAATACATCCGGCACATCATCCAACTGCTTTTTACCGGACACTGAATATCTCTTGAGAAGAGACATCATTACTCCATATGGATCATTTGGCTTATATAATGATGGGTCTTTAAATATAACGTGCTGCAATATCCAGTTTGAGCACTGAAAAATCCTTGCTTCCTTATTTGTCTCCGTCGGTGTATCTGTGATATTGCATATCCATCCTTTGGCTTCCACTCGCTTGTTTACTTCCATTGCGACACGGTCTCCGCCGGCGTTTCTCTCAAATTCACATTCCTGCACTTTGTTGTTTGTCAAAACATTTGCTGCATTTTCATACTGCATCTCATAATCTGCCGTGTTATCGCAAACACAATCTACACAGTAGTAATCCTCTCCGTATTTTTGCAATACCGGCAAAACAAAGTAATCCGTTCCTTTTCCCTTTGTATCGCATTGACCGGTTACAATTTCTGGTTCTCCATGTGGCAAATTAAGATACCGACGTATTTTATCTTCCGGAAATAGCAATCCCTCTCGCTCAATCGGTTCCTGTTTGTAAAGGCATCTATATGATATGTCGTCCATCAATAATTGTTGATCTTCAAAAAACTCTTTTGTAAAACCGGAAAACTCATATTCAAAATTGCTTTCTCCTGTAACTGGGTCTACATCTGGTACCGCAATAACCTTTACTCTCGGATTGCCCTCGTACATATTTTGGATGCGCCCTATAACGTCGTGTACGCTCCATCTTGTGGCAATATGTATTTCCTTGCAGTTCTTACCGTCCGTGTCCTGTATCTTTCTCTGGCGGGCATCTACGGCATATTTATCCCATAATTTATCAAGGATAATAGGATTCATTGCTTCTTCGATACCGCCTATCATATCGTCAACCAGTAAAAACTTAGAAGCCCTTACTTTACCTGCATTCTTACTACCAACAGACGTACATTGTACGGATGGAAACGATTTGTACTTCCCGACATTAAACTGCTCCATCTTTGCATTTGTGCTTGTCACTGAAAGATCCGGAAAAATTTCATTCCATGTATACTCTTCCGCGTTTGTAACGATATCGTACACGCCGTCGTAATACATTCTGGTAATATCTCCGCTGTGCGAATAAAAAAGACTGAAATCTCTCGGAAACCATCCGGCAACAAGTGCGTGAAACATTTTTTCTACCGTTGTTTTTCCTGCTCCCGGAACAAGGGATACGCACAGGATGTCATATTTATCATCAATCATGCCTTGTAAAGCCTGTGTAAGCCCTATTTTGAGAAATTGATTTCTTCTTGGCATATAAAACCGTTCTTTAGGCTCTCTTTTATTTTCCAAATACTGGAAAGCACTATCCACAACTTTGTTTTGCGCTTCCAAAAGCAAAATCCCGTAATATTTGTCCAGAATTTCATAAGATATCTTGTTTTGGAATGAATATTTCTCTAAATCCCATGGTGTGCCACCTGTAGATTGAAAGATAAACTGCTCCGTCAGTTCTTTCGATCTGGCAGAAACCTTTAATCCATACTCAACATCCTTTTCCGTCAGAATGGCTACCCTTGCCGCTTCTGCCATGGCATCCATAACCTGTTCATCAATGCCATGCACCTGTATGTAATTTTCATATCCATTTACTGTGGAAATTAGGCTTGAACTTGCCAAAAGAAAAGCACCTCCGCAAAAGCAGAAGTGCCTTAAGACCTCTGCCAATAATTTTTGTTGGTTAGCGACTAACTCCATTTGTTAGCCGGTAATATCATCTAATCAATATCCGCAATACTTTCTACAAAGCAGTTATAATAGAGATTTCTGATATTTTCACAATATCTCCCTAAATTCTTGCAACTACGTGTTCTTTTGCAATTTCTTCTTTTTCCGGGTCGTAAATAACCGAACCGTTTTTATCAGTCTTATACTTATCAAATTCACAAGAAATTTTTATGTATGGGTATCTCAATGGCGTGCAGTCAGCATGGAAATCAATATTATACACTCCCTTTTGCCATTTTCCGTTAGCATAAATCTTTGTGTAACCGCCTTTTCTAGTTTTGATTATGATTTTTGAACGTGTTTTCTTCATTTCCAATGCACCTTGAACCCTTTCGCCGTATAATTACCAACTGCCTGTTTCAGCTCTTCCTTGCTTTTATATTCCTCTCGAAGCATGATTGCTACCTTGTTCTTCTCAATGGCGTATATGCCGCAGGTAACCGCTTTGCTCGCCGTATCAAGAACTGCTTTGTACTGTTTGCTGTTCATCTCGTATGTGCTGTTATTGATATTGACAATCATGCTTCATACACTCCTTCTCTTCCTTATGAGTTTGCATCAACATTTTTTAGATATTCAATGAAACTCATTTCAGCCCCCTCGCATGTTAAACCTTCAATAGGATTTTTGTGATAGTTTTCACGAAAATACCTCAATGCCTGTTCTTTTTCTTTTTCTGAATAAGAGTCCCATTTTGATATCTTAGATTTGTTTTTGAAAAATTCGCAATCGTGTTCTTTATAAGCAAATCCTACTGGAGGAATATACTTTTCTGGATGGTTACAAAATTCTATCGTTTTTTTCAAAAATTCATTCCATTCAATTCCAAAATAAGCACATTCATAGCATGTCATTCTTCCACCAACTTTCTACCACACATCGGGCAAAATTCAATTTCCATTGCTATCGCTACGTTCATTCCATTGCTACAACATTTAGCATACTGTGGACATTTATCAATATGGCATTGAATAACATTTATATAGCCCAATTTTTTGATTTTAAATTCTCCATATGCAGTTTTATATGATTCTTTCCCATTGCAAAAATCACACATTTTCAACACCTATCCCTGCATCTGTGATAAATAACTTTTCCTCTTACATTCGCTTCATATGCTCTTCCAAGTGACCGAACAAACAGATATTTCTTTTTCTCACAATCCATATAATCCAAGGAATTCATATATGGCTCCAATTCGTTTGAAAGCTGTTCCACAAAATCCTTGATATGCTTGAATGCCTTAATTGCCTGTTCTTGTATAAACAAAACTATTGCTTTCCATGTATCAATTACTTTTACGGCATACTCAAGAATCATTTCTCCTAATTTTCGATACCATAATTTGAACTCGACAACCATATATCCTTGCAATTCAATAACTTTTTTCTGATCTTCTGACACATTAAGATCCATACTCACACCTCAACACCATCGCATTTTACATAAGAACCAAGACCTTTAATGTAATGGCTTCTCGTATCTTCAATATTTCTGCAATCTATGACTTTCCCCTCGTCAATACACTCTTGCAAGTATTTGCATTTATCGCATTTCGTATCTTTCTCAATGCGCGGTGTAGGATCTGCTTTTTGCTTTTTCTTGAATATTTTTTTAATAATTTTCCATAATCTCATTTCCGCACCTCAATCAAAACGTCAATCAGTTCTTCCAGTTCTTTTTCTGTCTTTTCTTTTGGAGTTTTTCTAAATCTTGTGGAAACATATTCCAAAATGGCTTTTATCTTCAAACATTCTCCTGGACAAGGAATATAATCATTTGGTCTCGCAGTTTCTTTGCAGATATACTCTGCATTTTCCATGCCAAGACAGGATAAACGACCGGAATATATGGGTAATGCACTGCATTTGAATAATTCAGCCTTAATCACTAAATGTTCTTTGTCGTATTCAAAATTCTTATCATGTGCCTTTAATTTTTCTTTGATTTCATCAAGAAACTCAACGCATTGCTTTGTTGAATAGCCAACATAAACAAATTCAAAATACATACTCACACCCCATTTTGCGTAAAAAATACCAACCATCGAATAGCGGCACAAGGAATCGAACCTTGTCATACCAAACCATGCCAACCGCTTTCAAATCTGCAATTTCTATTCACGGAAGGGTTTTATGTTACCAATGATACCGCTTACCATCCATACATCTTCCATCGACCTGAACTATTGCAGTAGTGCCAGACTAAGTGAAGATAAGGAATTGATGTGGCGTGGATTTGCACCACGCAGGAGTGTACAATCTGGTCATCTATGTTGTCGGTTTCAACCAATTCTCTACGACAATTCCGTTTACCTATTCCGTCACACATCAACACCCAATTTTGTTCGGGCAAACGCAGTGTGTAGGATTCGAACCTACAAGGCGAATAAACGCCCGACCGGATAGCAACCGGCTCCAATTCCATTATGGGAACACTGCATCTTGATGGTGCGATTTCTTAAACAACCCATCCATTACAACTGTCTACCACGCACCTGCCAAACAGTGTTTTTAGGGAGTTGAGTGAAATAGGGAAGAGAGGAATCGAACCTCTATTGTTTACCACTTGGAAACTGATTTACAGTCAGCCGCAACACCGCCAATCGTTGCCGCTTCCCCAAAATGCGCGGACACCTCACTCCATATCTCTGTACGCGACCGCGCTACGCATACAGTATCAGATCAGCTCGGCACCATCGGAACGGAAGGATTCGAACCTTCAATCCGGCTCTCGTTGTTGTTTTCCGTGTACACGCCACTTTTACCAATTAAGCTACGTTCCGAAACCGCCATCAGACGGTTAGCAATAATGTTTATCGTGCCATGCGTTGCACTAGGCATACAAAATGCCGATTACAGCCAAACCATAGAGCGCATGCAAGCAAACAGCATAATTTGACCGCTTAGACAGGCAAGGATTCGAACCTTGCATTATCGGCTTCAGAAAAGGTGTGGTTGCTGACTACGGATGATCGCCCGTCTGCCACTTGGCAACACTCTTACCGATAGGTTTCTTTACCTGCAATACCCATTCTGCCACTGCCTAACTATATGGGGGAATTATATCTTTGACAGCTCAGGCACCGTGGGATAGGCACCCGAACTATCAATAGGAATCCGCCTGTATTGCTCGTCAGCAAATTACGGGACAACCATCATCCAACACCAAGCGGTCTTCCGCCTTGCCGTACTTCGCGGCAAACGCCACCGGACGGTCTCGCACCGTCCTTAACAGAAACGTCCTAGTGGCGAAAGGATGTGTCATGAAAAACACCAAGAAGGAGAATTTACGGAATGGATCGTTAAACCCATTCCTCCATCGGAACGGCAGGAATTGAACCTGCGACCGCTCGGATATAAGCCGAGTGCTCTGCCAACTGAACTACGTTCCGCTACGGCATATTAAAATGCCGCAATGTAGGATTTTTATCTTGTAAGCAACTCTTACAAGTTGCCAGTAATTTAAAATTTTGTTTAGCTATACTGGATGCTCCGATTTCTCACTCTGGTGCTCTGCGTCGCTATCCAGATTGAGTAAATCTCCGGTGCTGTCCGGTTCCTTTGATTTTGTTATATGTATTCTTTCCTCTGCACAAATGATAGGCAGCTGAAAGCAAATACCAAATATTGGACTATAAAACATTCTGTTACCTCCACATCAGAAACATGTTCAGCAACAGTAACATCACAAGTACCCATAATGCAATTGCTGTTTCTTTGTCTTTGGATTCTCTGCCAGATACAAATAGTATCAGCATAAAAATAACATCCAGCGTCGATATAATCGTTTTAATAATTACCATGGTTGTTTTCCTCTCACAAGTTTCTTTAGCAGGATTCGAACCTGCGAATACTGGAATCAAAATCCAGTGCCTTACCGCTTGGCGATAGCGCTATATTAACACTACTTTTCCGGCATGTAATAGACCATGTTATCAAATACAGTTATTCCCATACAAGGATCATTCATCTCAACGCATCTGATCGATATGTTTTTAGATACTGCAAACATTTCGGCCACCTGTTGTTTATCCATGTTTGTGCTAATAACTTGAAAAGCCGAAAATGCCTTGTGCATATCAGAGAATACTTCTTTTTCTCTACCTAAATTTGCATACGTCCCAATGGTAAACGTTTTTCCATCAACCATAGCAGTTATCATTCCATGATTTGCTGTGAATACCGCTCGGTCAAAATCAAGCGAAACGTCTTTGCTTTGTGATACTACTCTCATACTTTTCCATCCAATCTCTTTTTGTTTTTGAGGATATTTAAAGGACTTAGTAGTGCTGATTTTCTCAACCTATCAAACCCCCTCCCCCTCCATGCCGAATCATGCTTTGAACATTGATAAATTGTTTGAATTGTTCGTACAATTCTCTGTTTGTGTTCTAACTATTCGTTAAACCTAAGTTTCTTAAACTGTTTAAACGAAAGTATGCGGCTCAAGGTGCTTAAACACTGGGCTTTAAATTGTTTGAATTGTCTATCACGATTTCACCATTATCTGGGCTTGAATTGTCAAAGTTGTCCGGCAATCTCGCACAATTCCCGCCTCCCAGTTTGGGGAGCTCCGAAGCTGTCAATGCTCTTGCTCTGGCTCCCTGGTCTCTTACGCCGGGCATATTAAAGCCGCAATACTTGTTGAGTGACGGCATGTAACACATGGGATTGTTTTTCCCGGAGATCTGTAAACCTACAAGACTTTCTTCCCGCATTTGGTCAATCTTTTTGCAAATGTCGGAGCCTGATGAGCCTAGCTGCACGCCATTGACCCAGCCATTTAATGTATCTCTATGTATTCCGGTAAAGAATGTAAACCCAACAATATTCACTACTTTCTCGTAGTCATTACACAGGTCTATATATATATCTAATACCTCGTTAACCTTATCTGTATCATAGGCATTATTAATATTATTATCATCCTTTAGGTACTTTGGGTTAACTTTAAATACATTCTCATAGACATATTTACAACAGTTATACCATCTGTTCTGCGATACTTTACATATATCCTCTACATGTCTCTCTTCCATCCAGAGATTTATATACATGTCAATATCACTTTTAAAAACATCAACTGTATTATTTACTTCCTGCGTTTCAACTGCTGACATGATCGACATCTCCTCTCTCCAGTACTGGAATAATTAAAATAAAAAATGCAACTGATACAATCAGATCATGATGATCTCGACTGTACCGGCTGCATGAAGTCCGTTTCTTTCGGGACCTCGACGGCTGCCGCCGCCCGTTGCCCGAATGCTTTTTAATTTAATAAAACAATATCATTCTATCATTTTCTTGTCAAGGTATATTTTAAAATTAAATTTTAAGCCTGTATATTATCTGTCTCTTATACACATCCTCCGAGCCCA